ATGGCGCCCCTCCACGTCATGGCCCTGTCCGGCGGCAAGGACAGCACTGCGCTCGCGCTTCGGATGGCCGAGCTCGGCATGCCGATCGACCACTACGTCATCACCCCGACCGGAGACGAGCCGGCGGCGATGATCGCCCACTGGCGCAAGGTTGCCGAACTGCTGGGCAAGCCGCTGACCGTCGCATCCCAGGGCAAGAGCCTTGCTGGCGAGATTAAGCGCCAGGCCATGCTCCCAAACCATCGAGCGCGGTGGTGTACCCGTATCCTGAAGCTCGATCCCTATTACACCTGGATGCGCGCCCACTCGCCCTGCATCTCGTATGTCGGGCTTCGGGCCGACGAGGGCGATCGCGTAGGGATGATCTTTCCGGAAGAAGCCGGGGTCCAGGTTCGCTTTCCGATGAAGGAATGGGGCTGGACGATCCAAGACGTCTACGCCTACCTCGACCAGCGCGGCGTCACGATCCCCGATCGGACAGACTGCAACAACTGCTTCTGGGCACGGCTCGGCGAGCTGTACGTCCTGTGGCGCGACGACCGCCAGTCCTTCGATCTCGGCGCCGATCTGGAGGACTTCGTCAGCGAGGCCCGCGGCAAGCCCTACACGTTCCGCTCGCCGCAACGAGACGCATGGCCAGCCGGCCGTAGAGCGCTCGGGGCTGAGTTCGCGCGAGGTCGCGTACCGACCCGATCGCTCGCCAGGATGGAAAAGGACAAGCGCCGGGAGGTCGGATCATGCCGCGCGTGCACGCTGTGATTAAGCGCCCAATCCCATTCGACGAGGTCGTGGATAAGCTCCGAGAGTACCTCATGAACGCTGAGACCGAAGGCGGCGAGTCGTGGCGTGATCGGTTGGATAATGCGCTTGCGGATCTTCGTGTCGAGCTTTGCACGGAAGAGGATTCCGACGCCGAGACTGCTTTCCGCCTCAACGATCCCACCACCTCGGAGGCCGCAGCATGACCGCCCTCTCTCTCCTCCTCGCCGCAGGCTTGGGCCTGAGCCTTCCCGCCAACAGTGGGGGGATGTGAAGATGGACCAGAAACCAACCGACCATCCATCGCTATCCGAGATCGCCGCCCACATCCCCCTTGGCTTCGAATGCCGGGGCTGCGGCGGGTCCGCCTTCAACTGGGTCCAGAAGTGCGCCCGCTACGCCGAGACCGGCGAGGGCTGCTGCGCGGACTTCCGCGAGTGGGTCCGCAAGGCCAAGGCCGGCGAACCGAACATCGAACAGAAGCGCGAGGAGCGGAAGCGGATGCCCTTCATCGGCCTGCCGCTCGGCAACGGGGAGTGGGTCTGATGGACGGTATCCGCATCGAAATGAGCGACTGGCTGCAACCGAACGGAGCCGCGCTACGCCGCCATCCCCATCCTGGGCCTCCGGTGCTGGTTAAGATTGGCAGCGTCGCCGAGGTGATGGAAGCCTACCGGCCCGGCGATCTTGTGCTGGTTGGCGAGAACGTCTGGCATGGCCTTCAGGCCCAATTCGCCAAGAACGTCACGCCAGATCGGGCACTCTCCCCCCTCCCCGCCGCTCAGGGAGGACGGTGAAATGACCGTAGATCCTCGCTCCATCGCCGCAGCTTACCACGAGTACAGCCGGTCTAGCGGAGGGCTGCCGTGCCTTCTCCCCCAGGCCGCCGTTGCTGAGATCATCGAGGCGGTTCACTCGGTTGCCAGGAAGCACCAACGCAGCCGCGAAATCCAGATGCGGATACGGAAGGCTCTTCGGGATCGGAAGCCCCTCGCCCTCCCCGCCTCCGCAATTGAGGGAGGGACGGAGCCGTGAGCGAGCCAGAACCGATGGAAAAGAAGCTCGACAGCCTCACGATGCTTCGCGCGTTTCAGGGCGCCCGCCGCCTCGCCAAGCGCAAGCGCGATCCGAACTGGGTCTTCGCGGTGGAGATGTTCGGCCTCGGCAGCACCTACGCTTGGGCGATGTGCAAGCGGATGGGCGTCGATCCGGACAGCACGTCAGCGGCCCCCCTCCCCCTCGCGGGATGCACGAACGACCTCTTGGGAGCGGGACGGGGATGAGTGAGCCGAGCGCAGAGGAACGCATCTACGGACTGTTGTGGGGCGTCACGACCGAGGACCGGAGGGTCCACGAGGCCCGCAAGATCGCCCTCGCTCAGATCACCAAGGATGGCCAGCGCCGAGGCATCCAGTGGGCGAACGAGCAACTCGGCCAACCGAAATCAGGATGGGAGACACAGCGATGAGCGTCGGCGGCAGACTGATCGAAATCCTTCCCGTTCGGCTACCCGAAAGCGGACGGGAGGTGGTTCGCCTGTGGGTGGTGGATCGCCCTCACGGCTCGCCAGGTATGGCGGACGAAACCTGCGTCTACGCCGAGCCCCAGACCAGCATGCCGGAGATCGGCGACGACATCTGGTGGCAGGCCGGGGCGATCTACTTCGACGGCGACCAGCAGCACCTCAAGAAGGTCGGCTACTCGTTCTCCCCCTCCCCGGCGCAGGCCTCGGGCTCGCGAAAGACGGAGAGTGACCATGCCTGAGCGCTGCGAAAACTGCCGCTTCAGCAAAGCGTATCCTTACATGGGAGAGGAGGCTTTGTTCTGTCGGCGATACCCACCGATTTCTGGCCCATCGCCGCACCCAGACACCCGGCATGAGAACTGGTGCGGCGAGTATCAACCGAGAAAGCCAAGCGCTGGCACTGGAGCGGCTTCGCCTAGCCCGCCGCCCTCATTTTCTCATGGTCGACGCGGCGTCGTTGTCGGTGCGCCTCGTCGAAGCGTCATTGTGGAGCGACCCTGACCATGCCTGAGCGCAGACCGATGGTGCTGGAGCCTCTGCGGAGGATGGGGCGATGAGTGCGGGCGTGCAACTGATCCTGCCACCCCTACGACGCACGGCTGCCGATGCCGAACGGTTCGCCCGCGTCGTTCACGCCGGACAGTTCGACAAGGCGGGCCAACCGTACATCCGGCACTTGGAGCGGGTGGCCGCGAGAACCGAACGGTATTTCGCCGCCCATTTCGAGCATCGGCTGAGGCGCTGGGACGAGGCCATCCAGCTTGCATGGCTCCACGACATTCTTGAGCCCGATCCGCGTCCGTTTGGACCGGTGACGCGCGAGCGACTAGAGCAAGAGGGCTTCGACGAGGACGTCGTGGTCAAGACTGTCTTCCTTGGGCAACCCCCATCGGGTGGTAGTTACCTTGAGAAGGCCCAGACCTTCGCCATCTGGTACAGCACCGACCTTCACACCCTCCTCGTCAAGATCGCCGACGTCGAGGACAACTCCGACCCGGCCCGCCTGGCGCATCTGCCGGCTGAGACCCGAGCGCGTTTGGAGAAGAAGTACGGCGCCGCGTTGCCCGTCCTGAAGGCTGCGGCCGAGCGATTAGGGTGGAAGGAGATCACCAGATGAGGGCCAACAGCTACGTGAAATGTGACGCCTGCGTACACTGGGAGGTGCAAAGCTGGTGTGGCCGCTTCGGCAAATGCACAATCACTCTGCCGCCTTGGGTATCGGAAAAGCCGGTGGCCGATGGGGACGACGAACGCGAGACATGCGAATGGGATGGTTGCGATGTCGGCCATCCGAAAGCCTTGGAGACTGCAGCTGCAACCTTGCCCGCCGAGGCTCAGCGCCTACCCTAACCGCATGGACACCCCCACCGACCTACGCGCCACAGCCGCCCGCCTCGCCACGATGACGGACAGAGGCGCCTACATCCCCAAGGATCAGGTTGGGCTGTATGCTGAGGCGCTGAAGGCCTTGGCCGAGAAGCGGGAGAGGGAGAAGCGGTGAGCGACGAAGGCCCGCCCTGGCGCGAGCTCACGTCCGATGAATACGGCCCGCGCAACTTCCCCGACAGCAAGGGTGGCGCGGCTTGGGTCGCATCATCGGAGTGCCTGCGCGGCCTCCTCCAGCGCCAGCACGACGGCGAGTTCCGGCTGAGGCTGATCCTGCGCGAGTCAGCGGACTTCCGGAACTTCCCCGGCCGCGATCCGAACTGGAAGGGCGATTACGATTGGGGTCCAGACCTCGCCTTATGCTGCGCCGAGATCTGGATTGAGCGGAAGAACGGCCGGCGGAAGAGGGTCGACACGATGAGCACGCGGCCGATGCCCTGGTGAGCCCTAAACCGGCTCGGACACGGCTGGCAGGCCCAGCCATTCGAGCGCCGCGTCGAACGATCTGAAAAGACGCTGCCGGATTGTCCCCGCTTCCTCAAGCAGCGAGACCCGCCAGCTCGACTTGCCTTCCTCTCGCGCCAGATTGCCGACGACCTCGCCACCCTGGATCAGGTGATGCTCGTCGGGTCCGATGCGGTAGAGGCTCAGGGACATGGCTTCCTGACCGGCACCTTGATCGTCACCAGCTTGCCCGAGATCGGATCGAAAACGGTGAGCGTCATGGTGGCCTCCGGGCGTAGTCCGAAAGATGCCGGGGGAAGGGTTAACGAGGGGTTAACCAAAGCCCAGGACGGCATCCAAGCCGCGCTCGTAGCCGAGTTGCATGACGACCCGGTACTCCTTCGGCTGGTCTCGGACGATAGCGGAATTGACCTCTGGCAGTGGGTTCTTCATCGCGTAGACGGCGTGCCGCGCTCGGATCATGTACCGCTCCGCATCCGCCGAGAAATCCTCGTCGAAGGCCTCCGCGATGGCGCGGGCGACACGTTCAAGCATTACTGTGTCTGTCATTCCCTCACTCCCCCGAACCGGGCTTCGGCTTGCGCTCGCGGCGCTTGAGTTCGGCTTCGACGGCAAGATCAATGGCCTGACGGACGAACGACGCGCGATCCTTGTCGCCACGCACCTCGTCGATGCGGGCATTCGTGCCGGGCTTCAGCCGCAGCAGCACCTTCTCGAATTCGTTCTTCGGCCGCGCCATCGGACGGCTTGGACGGGATATCTCTGAACTCGTCAAGTTAGGCCGCATTCCACTCGCTTCCGAGATATCTCGGATTGTGTTCTACCACGGCGCACGGTAGGATGCGAGATATCTCGGAAGGAGCGAAGTGATGGGCCGTGAAATTCGTCGAGTGCCCCCGAACTGGTCTCACCCGACGCAGATGCGCTTCGGATGGGGCATGGGCGAAGGCTGGCATTCGAAGCTCTCCTATGTGGCCCTCCACGATCAGACCTACGCTGAGGCGCTAGCGGAATGGGAGGCCGACAAGGCTCGGTGGGATGCTGGCGAGCGCCCCGAGTACGCGTCCGAAGAAACGACGTTTGAGGGGTATTACGGCAAGCAGCCGGACCCGAAGCGCTACCGCCCTTTCAGCAATGAGGAGGCGACGTGGTTTCAGCTTTGGGAGACCGTGAGCGAGGGCACTCCGGTCTCACCACCGTTCGCCACCCTTGAAGAACTGGCCGCCTACCTCGCCGAATGGGGCGACTTCTGGGATCAAAGCCGCGCAGTCAGAGCAATGCTCGCTGCTGATATCGAACGGCTCTTGGTAGAGACCGACCATCAACATCAGTTCAAGGCTGGCTGGGGCAAAGAAGCCGCCGACGCATTCTGCAAGTCGGGCTGGGCGCCTTCGATGGTGATCCGCGACGGCGAAGTGCTGACCAACCCCGGCGAGATGGTGAGGGTCTGATGGCCTGCAACTGCATTGCCAAAATCGACGAGATGTTCGCGCCCTTGAACGGGCAGATCGGCACGCGCTTCACGGCTGACAGCACGGGCTTCAAGCAGACGGCCATGCTCGTCGTCGAGAAGGTCAATCCGCGCGGAAAGAAGCCGCCGGGCCTCCTCGCCAAGTTCTGCCCGATCTGCGGGACTGCCTACGAGCCGCCTGAGACGGTACCGCTGGAGGATGCCAAATGACCGACACCCTAGGCGACGCCCTCCCGCGCGAGATGACCCGCGTCCGCGACAAGGTGCTACCGGCCTACCTCACGATCCCCGAAGGCATCTTTGCCGCGACCATGATGCGGGCCTCGCTCGACGCCGCTCAGAAGGCCCTGGCCGAAGGCGATACCGTCGCGATGATCGGGTGCTTGGAAGACCTGCGGGGGTACGAGCTGTGAAACGCATCCCCATCAGCGCTGCCCGCCAAATCGCCGAGGCCTATGGCTACGATCAGGTCGTCATTTACGCGCGCAAGGTTGGTGACGACCCAGTGCCCCACGGCGAGCACATGACGACCTACGGCGCGAACAAGGAGCACTGCTCCGTCGCTTCCCGGATCGCCGACACCCTTCAGACCTTCATGGGCTGGAAGCCTGCCACCAAGGATATCGCGTGATGGAGATCAATAACACCGAGAAGCACGAACGCGTGCTCTACGCCCATCTCCGGCGGGGCCAACTCGATGCCCTGATCGAGAAGGCCGTGGCCGAAGCGTCCGGCATTTCGGTCGAGACCATCCGCAAGCACGGAAAGGTCGAGATCGAGAAGAACATGGAGGGCTCACCCTCCTACCACAGCGGTTACACGGCGACCGTCCGCGCGACGATACCGCTCTCGGAACTTGGAGAGGAGTTGCCGTGAGCGAGCAATACGAAAAGGCCCGTGCCATCGCAGAGGGTGCCGCCAATGGCTGGGACAAGTTCTCAGATACGGCAGGCGTCGCGCGGCTCGCCGACCAGATCAACCGTGCGATTGGCGATGCGGTCGCCAACGAGGTCCGGCAGCGCGACGGCTGGAAGGCGCTTTACGAACAAACCGATCCGAACGCCCCGAGCGAGCTGTGCAACTGCCGGATCGGCGATTGCACGCGGGTGACGGTTCGATGCCGGGAGTTCGCACGATGACCAGCCGCACCAAGCTCGCCGACGCCCCGACCCAACAGGGCTGGATATTGGATCAACGCCTAAATCGGATAGTCGTCATCCGCGTCTTTGTCTCAACGTGGATTGAGCAGGGGGAACGCTGGTGAGCGCCCAAGACAAGGCCGATGCCGCGCCGCTTATCGCCGAAGCAGACCGCTTGGAACGGTTGGCCGACGAAATGGCGGCGGATAGCACCCGGCATTGTGGCGGCACCGCAGAGAAGATGCGCGGACTGAAACAGGCTCATCTCGTCAAGATGGAAGCGCAGGCTTTGCGGGAGAAGGCAGAGAGGTTGGCGTCATGAAGAAGCGCACCCCTCTCGACACCCCCTAACCCTCACCTCGGGCATCCGGCGGGAGAAGAGGAACAGGACGATGAGCAACCTAATCAACGAACTCTACGAAATCGCCGAACAATTCTCGGCCGATGAGTATTCAGAGGAAGCCGAACTGGTACGGGACGCGATTGAGGAGATCGAGAGGCTGCGGGCAGTGATCGCAACGGCCGCATCGGCGGAGGCTGCGACCGAGCCCTGCGACTGCAAGATTGGTGACTGCAAGCGCATCACGCGCCGCTGCGTGGAGAGTGAGCCCATCCCCTAACCGCCCCCTCTCCAAGCTGGAGGCGCTGAGTTTCGTCGTGGTGGATCAAGGAGGGGAATGGTGATGAGCGAGACAAACGCAATGGTTGAAACGGTGGCCCAGGCCATCAGCGGAGCGCCGTTCCCGTCGAAGGCGTCCTACGCAAAGGCGCGGAAAGTGCTCGCCGCAATGCGCGAGATGAAGATGGTGGTTCGGCAAGACGGTGATGTCGTCCACATGCTGTGTGGCGAGCCTGACGAGATGTGGAAGTCGATGATTGATGGCGCCCTTGCGGCTCCGCCGACCACCACCCCAGGCTGATCCGCCCGGCGGAGGGGAGAAAGAAACGATGCGATATGTGGTTCTAGGCACGAACAATGATGGCGGGCGAAACGCGACGATCCATTCGACGCTCGACGAGGCGAAAGATGCGGTTCGCGCCTATCTGCTTGATCCTGAGAATGATCCGACGCCGACCGAGGACGATGCTCGCCGGATCGACGGCGAACTCTCCATCATCAACGGCTCGTATGTGGATGGCATTCGCGGGGCGGACGAATGGAAGGAATGGATCTACATCGCCCCGGTCAACGAGTAGCCCCTCCCCGCCCTGACGGCGGCCGGGCTTGAGGAGAAGACGCGGATGGCCATGACAGTCGGCGAACTCATCGCTTGGATGGCAGCGGGGGGCTGTGATCGGGATCATCGTCGTCCGGCTACTGTCGGCGCCGTATCTGATCTGGAAAGCGGACCAAGCTGAAATCGCGAGGCTGAAGGCGCTTCTGGAAGAGGACCGCCCGGCCTAAGCCAGACGACGCGTGAGGAGGTGAGGATGTTCGGTTGGATCAAGATGCAGGCCGCCCGTAAGGTAAAACACGCCCCGTGTCCGTGCTGTCATGGCGAAGCGCCGCAAAAGGGCATGCAGAAAGGTTTCCTGTGGCTCTGGCGGGATCAAACCGGTGCGACGCTTGGGTGGACCGGTTATCCTGAAGTCTGCCTGACCAGCGGGTACGCTTGTGAAGCATGCGGCGAAACGTACGAAGTGAGCAGCAACTATGTGCCTGGCTATGGCGTCAAAGACGAAAAAGGCTGGCCTCTAACGAGCGCTGGGGAGCGGATGCCGATCTCTGGGCAAACGCCATATCGCGAGCGAGATTTCATGCCAGCACAACCAATCCCCGGATGGGCTTGAGCCCAAACGAAATCGGCCCCGCCCAGCCGAAGCTGAACGAGGCCATTTGCAACACCAATGCAGGGCGAGGCGGCAGTACGTAAGGAATCCTTACCAACTGGCCGGCCGCGAAACGAACTAACAAAAAGACCCCGCACCAGCTTTCGCCGGGCGGGGTCTCTCGTGCTCTCAGGACGACCGACAGGCGCGGTAGCGCGTCGGGTGGGGGCGCCTACGCTGGCGATGCTCCAGGCGCGGCAGCTGATCCGGTCTGGAAGAAGTCCGAGATGTACGGCCGGGTGCGTTCGAGGAGCGGCCCAATATCCGGACGGCTCCATAGGAGCGCCAGGACGAGCAGGACAGCCCCTCCGAGCCCTACTCCCATCGCCAGACGGTTCTTCCTCGGGACCACGCCGTCAACCGCACCAGGCGCACTGATGTGGAGAACGGCGGCGACCACCGACAGAAGCCGGATCGGCGCGTAGATCTCCGAGTTCACGAACCACGCCGGCATGCCCGACAGGCGAAAGATCACCGCGAGGATGGCCTGCCCGTCGGTCGAGAGCCAAGCGAGGACGATCCCCACGATGAGGAAGTCCGTCCGCTTCGGCTGCTTCGCTCTGATCGCGGCCCACGCGTCCCGGCCGTAGATGTAGACCACCATCGTCGCCGCAGCTGCCTGCAGCACGCCGATGGCGATATTCATGTCCGAGTTGGGGACGAAGGCGTTGATGACACCGTAGACGATGGCCAGGAACAGCACCGTCAGCCAGATCGCACCGCGGATCTGCTCCGGTCGGTCGTCGTTGTAGATCACGATCCTGCATCCCTGCTGCTCGGGCGCTCCATTCCACGGAGCATGTCGTCCACGAGGCTCCTCGCCTCGCTGGTCTGGCCCGGTCGCGCTTTCTCGCGCTGCGCGTTGGTCCGCGCCCGGATGCGGCCGCTCTCGGCTCGAATTTCAGTGAGATCTCGGCGGGCTGCAGCCTTCACGCCTTGTGACTCCTCGGCTGTGCCGCGCTGTGCCGAGAGCATTCCGGCGACAGCGTGTTTGAGCCGAGTGGACTGATCCTCAGGGGGATGGTGCCGAGGGAAGAAGGTCATCATGATGCGCTCCCACCAGGTCATGGAGCGCCCCCGCTTCGACCGCGGAGCATGTCGCGCAGATCGCGCACCATCTCCACGAGGCCGGTGGCCATTTGGCTCGTATTGGCGAAGCCGTGCCTCGCATCCTGGGCCGTGCGCTCGACCTGATGAGACAGGTCCGACAAGGCCTGCGCCCTCGCGCCGAGCGTGGCCTCGACGCCGCGGAGCGCTTCCTTGAGATCACCGTGCGCGTCACGAGCGCCCTCGATGACCGTAATCATCGCCCGCTGCTCAGCCAGCCGCTCGGCATGGAGCTTCTGGATATCCTTGTAGAGGTGTCGGATCACGGCCAGCAGCACGACGATGAATAGGGCCAGGGCTACGCAGGTCGCGCCGAGCGTGCCCTGGCTCAGGTAGAAGTCGGCCGTCTTTTCGGCCGTGGCTTGCACGTTCGGCACGCGTCGGAACCCTACTTACCGGGCAGCTTTGCGATGGCCGGCAGAAGCACGTTCGTCTCGTTCGCCTCATCCACGAGATTGAGCTTGCGGAAGATGATCTTGGCCAGGCCCTCGGGACCGCCGGCCGCAGCAAGTGCCTTCGCCGGAGCGGCATCGACTGCGTACTGGATCGCTTTGGCGATGACGGCCGAGCCCACCGGGATGGACAGCTTGCCTTCCTTCACAGCCCCAGGGACGGCGTTCACAGCGTACTCGGTGACGGCGTTCGCCATCTGCTCCACGCGCTTCTGCGTGAGGAACAGGGCGGCCCAGGGATAGACCTTCGTCACAGCTTGGATGAGGAACCCGCCGAGGACCGGCACGATCACGGCGGTGAAGAGGTTGGCGGCGGCGAGGAGCCATTCGCCATACGGGAGGATGACGGCAGTCGTCGGCACGGTGGCGACGACTTCAGCGGCCAACGCGACGCCGGACAACAGCATCATCGACAGGCAGGCCATCGCCGCCGTCGCACGCGCGTGTTTGGCGAACACGGCGACGACCATGAACAGGATCGCGCCCACGCTGCCGAGGATGGCGGCATTGGCGTAGCTGGACGAGGGCGGGTAGCTCGCCGGCAGATCGATGTGGCCCATGGCGAACGTGGGCGAGACGGCACAGGCAAACGCCAGCGCCGCGAGGGAAAAGCGGGTCATGATGATCTCACGATGTGGGAGGGGGTGGTGACGAAAGCGCTATGGGAATGCCCATAACGTAACAAAATCACTGGGTTAGGGTGGTGTCGAACTACCGCAAAATCCTCGGTAGTTGCTTCACCCGAACCAGGGCCGCATCAGCCACGACGTCAGCCGCGAGCCCCACGAGGGCTTCACATCGTAGGTCGGCTCCGGCAGCGGCTTCGGAGCCGGCAGCACACCGCTCTTCCGCGGCGCCGGCTGGACGAGGGGGCTGGGGGAGGCAGAGGGGATCGGAGCCACGGTGACGGGCGGTGTCGGAATAGACGGAGCGACCGCGTTCGGCTCGTAGCCGGCGGCCACCAGCGCGGCCTTGAATGCGGTGTAGAGGGTGGCGACAGCCGGGCCGTTGGTGTCCGGGTTCACCATGGCCCGCGCGTTGGTCGGGTTCTCCCGGCCGGGGCCGAAGTAGTCCGCCAGCTTCTTGCCCGTGTACCAGCCTTCGCTGAGGCCCACGAAGAGCATGGCGGCGGCCACGTCGGGCGTCAGCATCAGCGAGGGGGTCACCTCCAAGTCCTGAGATCGCGTGAGGTAGCCGAGGTCCTGCAGGCGCCCTGTTGCCCGGCGGGCGTTGTCGCGTGCGGTGGCCTGAACCAGCCCCATTCCTCGGAAATCCCACCCGTCGGTCGGCAGCTTGTTGCCGAGGCGCCCGCCGTAGACCTTGTTCGCTAGAGCCTGCGGGTTGCGGACGTAGGGCTCGGCAGAGGCGAGCGTCGGGAACCGCGAGGGCCAGACCTGCCGAATGCGCGCCGCCGACGTGTAGTTAAGGTTCTCGGAGACCGGCTGCATCTGCTTGCCAGTCTCCCACGCTGCGGTAGCGAAACTGTAGGCCAGCAGGGCGATGCCCATGTCAGGCGGCGCCATGTCGAGCATGGCGTCCATTCCAGACACCTGCGACGCGGTCAGTCCGCCATTGAACGGCGTCCGACGCACAGCGTCAAAGAACGCGGCCCGGTTCAGGCTTGCGGCCATGGTTATGGTCTCACAGTTTCGGGGAAAGGATCAGCGCCGCCGCGCCGGCCGAGAGCAGACGAGGGACGGGATGCCCTCGATGTCGACGGACACGCAGACCGTGCGGGGACGAGTGGCTGCGACCGGCGAGGCCAGCGCGCAGAGAAGCGCGAACGCGAGAATGGCGCGGCCCATGGTGGTTCTCACGATGGGAGGGGTGGTGACGAAACCGAAACGGGAATTCCCGTAACGGAACAAATTCAATGGGTTAGCGTGGTGTCGAACTCATTCAATTTTGGAATGAGTTCGTTCTCACGATGTAGGGGTTGCGCGGCGACCGGCCGGCTCGGGAAGGGATTGGCGGGTTTCCGACTCAAAGCACCCGAGCGAGGCTTTGTGTTTTACGCACTCTTGCCGCCGGAGCGCATGCGACTACCATCGCCATCCACAGAGGTGGCAAGCAACATCTAAGGCAGAGCTAAAGCAACATGGGTCATAATTCGGGTTGGACGCCGAAGCTTGAGGTCATCATCGACACGGGGAAATTCGGAGACACGAAGGCCATCCGAGGCGATGGGGTCGATTTCGTATGCAGGGAGGCGGAGACCTACATGCGGATGATCATCGAAGCCGGGCTACCCTTCTGCCTGGAGGTCAACGCGCCGCCCGCCGAACACGACCAGATCCACGCGCACCTGAACGGTGTTGCCGCCTCCCTCGGAAAGCAGGGCTACCCTTCGCTTGAGGCGCTGCGCGCGGCAGGTGGATAGCCCCTCAGATCGTCGCGATGCGTTCGACGAACGTGGTCATGATCTGGAACAAGGCTGCGTTGTCCGCCGAGCTGAGCGCGGTGTGTGTCACGAACATTGAGATGCCGTGCGTGCCGTAGGCGTTGCCTTGACGGAACAGGGCGAAGTTGTTCGTCGCAATCGCAGATGATGCGCTCGGCGCGGCGGTGACGCTTAGTCCATCGTGATAGCGACTGTAGGCGTCCGCAGAGGCGCGCGTGATGGTCAGATGGCCCTGGTTCGACGGGAGAGCGATGCCATCCTGTGCCGCCGTTTGGTTGAGGCGGGACGTCAGGGCGTTGCCGCTGGAAACGCTGGCGTGGAAGAGGTTTCCGCTGGAGCTCGTGGTGCCGAACAGAGGGCCGGTGCCGGGTCCGAATTTACACGACGCGCCGGCGTTGTTGACCGTCAGGCCGAGCGAGTTCGCGCTGAACCCCATGTCGAGGAAGCCCGTAGAGCCGTCGGGCACGAGATTGCCGCGAGCGTTGTAGGCGATTTCGCCCGTGATGATGGGCGCGGCGCGCGAAGGCAGCTTCCAGTCGAGGAAGGCCGCTTGCTGCGTCGGTAGGCCAAAGGCGTGAACGGACCGAAACTTCGGCCACAGCAGGGCATCCTTGGAATCGGCGATCGTCTTGTTGATGAGCGACCGGATAGCCGAGGACGGCTGTACGGTCATCGCCGCCAGCAAATCCTTTGTCTCGGCCGCAAGCGGAATGTAGAGCTTCGGGATCGCCAGATTGGTGATCGAGAGATCCTTGGATCGGACGATGGTCGCCATGGCTCAGACCTTGTTCGTGAGGGCGAAGAGGAGGCAGTAATTGTCGAGCCGGCGGGTCACGCCCGAATTGTCGACGTAGGTATTGTTCGAGCCAGTGGGGCTGTCGCCCTCGCTGTCGCGCAGGTTGCCGCGCGCGCCCTTGGAGCGCCCACCATCGGCGGAGACGTTGCGGCCCCACGCGTAGGAGCACAGCCACGTCGCAGGCAGATCAGCGTTGAGCTTGATCTCGATCGTGTCCTTGCCGACGATCGCGACGGACTGGATGATGTTGGCCAGGACCGGCGAGGCCCCGCCTGCATCCCAGATGTCGAAACCGTTGTTGAAGGTCGGCAGCACCCAACTCGTGTCGAACACCAGCGGTCCGTAGGGCACGGACATCTTGATCCGGATCGACCGCTTTTGAGCGATGTAGGACAGCGGCCGGACGGCGACTTCCGGGAACGGGGTACCGTCAGCCAGCGCTTTCTCGATCTTAGCCGCCGCCCGCCCTCGGTTGCGGCCGATCATGCGATAATCCTCGGAGCCGCGGTGGATGCCGTCACCGCCGTCGAGGTCGCCCGTGCAATACAGCGACATGTGCACGATGGTGTTCGGATCGGCGGCTGCCGCATCCATCATCGCCATGTCGATCTCAGGCGTGGCAGGAGCGTCAGGATAGGCGCGCTGGGTCGGCGCATCCGACGACATGCGGAGATAGTAGGCCGCCTGACATCCCGCCTGACTGACCAGCATCGGGATGATGCCGCTTTGGCCCGTCTGCGCCTTCGTGTCCGCCTCCAAATCCTTCCGGAACTGGACGAGGCCGTTGGCATAGGAAAGGCGGGACGTGCCGAAGGCGTAGTCAGCCTGACCGTGGATGAACTCGATGACCGACATGCCGAAGGTTCGGCCCGACGCTACCGCGATCGGCATCGCGCTTGATGCGATGGTCAGCATGTTGGTGTAGTAGCCGGACCCCTTTGCGAGCCGGGCAAGCGTCGCGCCGCCACGACCGCCAGAGGCCACGAAATAGTTCGAGCCGAGGGTGGTAGGGGTGAGCCCGGTCAGCGCCGCGAGGTAGGTCGACGAGTGATGGGCGCTGGCCACCGCGCCGGTCTCACCGAGAGCGCTGTCCTGCGTCTCCACCGCATTGGTGAATGACGTCATGTCCGGGTTAGCGAGCAGTCGGATGCCGCCCGTGAACATCAGCGTGTCATAGAGGGGGGTGGTCGAGAGCAGCGGCAGTCCGGCGGTGCCAGTGGCGAGCGACTGGCCGTAAAGTAGCCGATATTTCAGGCTGGGAGCGACCTGGGGACCGCGTGCGGCGATAGTTGTGCCACCTCCTCCGCCTCCAGAGGAAAAGCCGCGAACGCCGCCAGGGTAGGACACCGATCCATCAAGGTAGACGATCCGGATCGGGCGGAAGTTCTTGTCCACCTCGGCATAGGCGATCGAGGTATCTTCGAGGTCGACGAGTTCCTGAGAGGTCCGGCCAGTGACGACCGAGCCATCTTCCGTGATGTAGTGAGCGCCGCGCCCCTCGCTGCCGACAGCGGCGTAGACAACCCGCTTGTTCTCCTCATCGTAGACGTCGGAATCGGTGATGAACGTGGCGGGCAGATCGGCGGTGCGCAGGTCGAGAGCAGTGACGGCCGGGTCTTGCGTCTTGCGATCGCAGGAGGTGAGCTCGACCGCGCCGGTGCCGCGCTCACCGAATAGCGGGCTGATGAACCGGGTGTTGGCGGGCAGATCGACCGAGCCGACGCCGGGCGTCAGGCAGGCGCGATAGGTGACTGTCCGAAGGCCGTCAGCGGCGAGAAGCGTCGTCGCCGGGAGGGCGGCCGTTCCATTGTCCGTACCGTCGGGCTTGTAGCTACGAAGCTCCAGGACCGGGACGTTGTTCGCGGCGGCGTTGGTGCCGGTGTTGTCGACGCGCCGGGCGATGCGGAACGTGAACTCGACGATCTCGCCATCGTCCAGGTGCGTCTTGGCGATGGAGGTGGCGTAGGCGTTGCCGGTGATGCGCAGCGCCGGCCCTTTGCCGGGGCCATCGGTGGTGATGCTGTAGGCCCCGCCGACGGTAAGCGGAGTGGCCGCCTGAGCCGTGGCGTTGGCGGCAGCGGTCCACGTTCGGATCGCCTCGCCAGGGCGCCCCCAGTACCGCGTCGAACGGACTGTCGTGCCATCTGCCGCGAGGTCCGTGCCGGGCGAGATGCCGGCAAGACCCTCCAGAGTGGTGACGCGGCTGGTCAACCCCGGGATCTGGCTGGTTAGGCCCTCGGCAGTCGTCAGGCGGTTCTCAATGTTGGTGAACCGGACGCCGACAGCACTAGTGCTGCTAAGAAGCTGCGTCTGAAACTGCGCAACCGTCATCCTGCGCGTGGCGAGCGGGCCAAAACCTTGGACCTGAGCATTGCCAATTAGCTCGACGAGGATGTCCCCTTCGGCCATCGGCAAGTTGGTCGTGCGAAACCCATCGGACATGCAGGCATCTCCCCGCGCGCCAGCGCCCGCGTGTCAGCGGGGCAGCGTCAGGCTCGGTGAATGGAAAGGCGTGTGGGGTTAGGTGATGGGCGCGAGCGAGCAGGCCCAGGCGAGCAGGCCCTTGGTGGTGTCGCCAGCGTAGGAGATGGTCGCGCCGCCAGTGCCGAGGTTCAGACGATCCTCGATCGCCATGGCTCCGGACGTCCCGGCGGAGGCCGAGGTGTTCGCCGTGATAATGAGCAGCCAGAAGTCTGCGGACACCTTCTGAATGGTTGCCGTGACGCTGCTGAAGGTCGTTCCGCTGACCGCGCCGACCGTGATGGTGCCGGCCACGAGGTCGAAGGCCACACGCGCATAGTCACCGTTGCCCGTGCCGCCGCTGTTGATAAGGTCGATACGGCCTGCTGAGCGGCCAGCGGCCTTCAGGCCCCAGACAGCGCGGAGCTTGGAGCCGGAGGCGAGGCCCGTGGCCTTGTAGGCGACCGTGTGCGTGCCGGTGGTCGCCGTCTCCGAGATCATCGTGGCGGCGGCGCCATCCGGCCCGGTGCCGTTGAGCGCCGCCGTGGCGGCCGTCTTCGTCCAGACCGCGTTCGTCAGGTCGTTCGGGAACTGCGTGACGTTGCCCGGCTGAGTGACGTAGAGGAGCGACTGCGAGGCGCTCGGCACGCTCGACACACCAGACCCGTTCTGCGCCGTGAGCCACCAGGTGATGTAGCCGAGCGAGATCGTGTCGGTGAGTGTGTCGGTCTGGTTCGCGTCGACGGCCTTGCTGGCGCTGAGTGCGGCACTGGCGAAGGTGGAACCGAAGCCCTGCGCGCGGAAAAGCTGGACGCTGCGAGCGTTGCCACCGGCCTGCTTGACCACATGGGTGACCGTTGTCCCGCTGAGCGTTGCCGAGGTGTAGGTCGGCACCGAGGGGGCAACGCTGTCGGCCGTCGCCTTGATCGGCGAGCCGCCGGCCGGGATGTACGAACTGATATCCGACCCCGCATCCGTCGAAAGCGCGCCCTCGACAGTGTAGGTCTCTCCGTCCGTCAGAGGCCCGGCCAGGATGGAGGTGCGGCTGGACGAGTTGAGCGGGATCGCCGTCCAAGCCGTTGCGCCTGTCGCGCGGTAGCGGCCGATAAGAGATAGGTCGTCCCGCACTGGCGTATTGCAGGTGAGGCGGAGGAAGGCTGCGGTCGTTGAGCCGTTGATCGCAGAGCGCTCGATCGCGGCGACGAGATTAACCGGCGTCGTCGCATCCGACGCAGCAACAGTGTGGAAGACGCTGGCGGTCCATTCGCCGGGCGTACCGCGGGCCGATACCGCCCTGGCCTGGATCTCGAGCGCATCACCCTTGGTGTAGCCGGCGATGACGACGGCCCCTGCTCCGGAGGGCCGGCTCGTCGTGGTCCACGTCGTGACGCCAGCCTTGCGGGTCTGAACATCGAACGAGGCGAGCGGGACGTAGCTGAGTGGGCTCGCCTCCAGGGAGACAATGACCGGATAGGGATTTGCGGTCGTGACGGAGTCGAGCGCTAGCTTGCCCGATGCGATGCCTGTCACCATCGGTGCCAGCGGAACATCTGGGACACTCTGTGCCGGCCCGCCGGCGCGGCCGCTCCAGGCCGGCGGCACATCGTTCGCCACCAGCGTCTCAATCTGAGGCGCGTGGTCGACGAGCGAAAGGCGGGCGGTGAAGTTCTCCATCGCCTCGACGCCCTTGACCGTGCAAGCGAGGGTTTCGCGTGTGGCTTCGCCGAACATGGCAAGGTCGTCACGGGCTGGCGTGTCGCCTGTACCCGTCAAGGTGATGGTGCTGGTCGTGCCGGCGATGGTCTGGACCGGCTGGATGAGAGAGGCGCCGTCAGCGCGCCGGAACCGGCAGGCGTAGCTCTTGCCGGCCTCCATGGTCACAGGCTCGTCGAGCATGACCACCTTGCCGACGACGGTGCGGACGCGGGCCGCGACCTGATTGCGGTCCAGCACGTCATGGCCGAGTTCGACCCGATCGCCGCGGGTGACGACCAGGCTCTCGAAGTCCTGGTTGACCGTGTAGCTGTGGGGCCGATGGATCAGTTCGTACTGGCGCTTGCGGGTCTCCTTCCAGACCTGGTCCGGGCTGGTGATGCCGGGCAAGTCCAGCTTCTCAAACACCTTCGGATCGCCGGAGAAGCCGGGCCACGGCACGATGCGCTCGGCCTGCGCGTATGAGTTCGTCTCGTCGAGGAAAGTGACGCGGAAGGCGTCTGGGAACTGCGAGTAGGAGGTCTCCCCCTGGAAGCCCCAGGAATTGCGCGGGGTGATGTGGGCCGTAATGGTTGTCAGCGCGCGGTCGACGACGACGCCCCAACTCGTTCCGCTATCATGTGGACTGGCCCGGCCGGCGCCAGCGATGTCGGAGAGCACGTCGAGGACGGATGCCTCGTAGTCGTGGACGCGGTTGTAGAAGAGGCTGTTGGCGACACAGAACGCGTGCCACTCCTTCAGAGCGTCGATCTCGTCTGCCGTCAGCGGATAGGTGATGCCAGGCCCGTTCAGGACATAGCGGAACAGCGAGGCCGGATTGCGGGTCTCCCGCGTGATGTAGGCGTTCGTCGCAGCGTCCCAATCCGGGCAAAGCGTCTGGGCATCGGCGTTGAACTCGTCGAGCGTGCCGTTCAGCTGGCCCGTGGCGCGGATGCGGACAGCCACGACAGCGAGCGGCTTGCCGAAGTTGATCGGGTATTCGGGCCGGAAGGAGCGGAGCGCCGACCACACCGAGCGGCCGGTCCGCTGGATCTCCTTCTTCGACAAATCCTGGTCCGGACGGTCGAAGTCGGCGCTGGTGCGAGCGAGTTCGATCTCGTAGCGCCCGCGCTCGGGGAAGGGGATCGCAAACGTCCGGGTGAAAGGCTTGCCCGACAGCTTGGCGAACACCGACAGCGGCAGCGTGCCGAGCCAGGGCTCCGTGCCGGCCTTGCGGTAGCGGGCGATGAACGTCGCCTCGACGGCAACCTTCCTGCCGTCCTTGTCGACGCCGCCAAGCCCGCCGGGGAACGTGAGATCGATGGAGGCGTTCGCCGCATCGGCCGCCGTGAACCGCGATTGTGGGCCAGCGGAAATGCCGGCGGACGTTAGCTCGACCTGCAGCGCCTTCTCGATGACCTGGTTCGGGTAGAGCGTGACGGGCGCATCGGAGGCGTAGCCCTCACGGACCTCGTACTGGACGTCTTTGTACTTCTCGATCGGAGTGTCGCCGATCCGGAGGTTCGTGAGGCGCAGCGGGCCGTAGCCGAAGGTGAAGAGCGCGCGGATGTATCGCTCGTCGCCCACCGTCTCGGTGTAGGGCAGGCCAGCATAGACCGGGGCGTAGCGCACCTTGCCGAGGACGAAAGGGATCACGCCGTCAGGGGTCGCCTGATTGCGGATGCCCTGAATGGCGTAGGTCGGGGCGTCCTTCTTGTCGGTACGCGAGGGGATCAGCGCGTTGATGAGGAGCGTGCCGGCGACGAGGACGGTAGCGGTGATGGCGGCGGAGGCTGCGGCAGTTGTTGCGGCGGTCGCACCAATGCTCAGCACTTCCAAAAGGCCGAGGGCGTAGTATTGCCCCGCCGCTACCGCCGCCACGGTCAAGGCGATGGTGAGCACGCTCTTCAGAACGTCGCCTTGCGGGACAACGCGGATGAGGACGTGCATCCCTGGCTTCGGCTTCACCGAACGCCAGAAGGGAGCATCGATCGGGTTGCCGTTGATCGTGACGCGAAGGCTGTCGATACCGAACGCACCCGCCTCTGGAAGAGCGCGCGACACGAGATCGGCCAGGGTCTGCCCCGCCCCCATTGCAAACTCGACGCGCCCTCTGGAGGGGTCGAGCAAATGGGGAAGCGCGAGAACGCTGACAGGGCCGCCCATCAAGCGGCTTCCATGGTCATGTCGAGGATGCGCGCTTTGTGCCGGTATGCCCCGACCAGACGCGGCGCCCAACGGCCCGTCGTGTGGTCGACGAGACAGCTGTCCTGATCCCGGTCGATGTGGAGCATGCGACCGCCGCCGATGGCGATGCCAACGTGATGGGCCAGGCCGGCACGCTGGAACACGAGGATGTCGAACTCCTGGACGACATCAAGCGGCAGGCCGCCAAGGGCGACCTCGACCCAAGGGCCGGCAGACGACGTGCCCTCGGCGAAGATAGCGGCGACCTCGGCGCGCTCATCGATCGACGGCACCTCGGCCGCATAGTCCGGCACGGAGATGCCGAGGCACTCGGCATAGACGAGGCGCGCCAAGCCCCAGCACGCGATACCGTCGCGCGTGAGTCCGCCAACCTGCCAGGGCAGGCCGATGTACGGCGTAGACCAATGCATGAGGAGCCTATCGGCTGAAGAGGTTGATGACGAGCGCGGCGCCCGCGCTGGCGCAGACGGCAACTGCGACCTGAACGCCGTCCCATCCGAGAGCGGCGCCGGTGATGGCAGCCGTCGCGCTCGAAAGGGCAACCTGCGTCCGCGTCACTGGAACAGGCTCGGGAAGCGGCTGGACGTCATCCGGCCGTCGGGCCAAGGTTCGGACGTGAATGGCTCGCGAGAGATGTCGAGGGAGACCTGAGCGGCGTCGTAGCTGCCCCGAACGCCACGTAAATTGGTATGACTGCGCTCGACCACCTCGGGCGAGCCAGCGAGCACTATGTCAAGATCAACACTTGCGTAGGTTCCGGGCGTGATGCCGCGGAGGACCTTGGCCATGTCCTTGTCGATGTTCTCAAACGTCAGTGTTGTCTTCGGCGGGCTGTCTTTCTGGTCGTCCGGCAGGACCGCGCCAACGAGAACGTAGAGGTAGTCGTTACCAGCGTGTTTGGTGCCGTAGACGAGAGGCTCAATGGAGAGGCGCACAGTTGGGTCGCTGGACAGGTAGGCCGGCGCCGTCAGGCTTGGGTGGCGGATTGTCACCAAAAGGACGGGCACTTGGTCGGTGTTGGGCGCATTCACCGCCGCGCGTGCGTTCAGAGAGACGACGCGGGGCATCAGAGAACCGCGAGGTTGAAGCTGAGACTGTACTGTGCCGCGCCGAGGTTGTTCGCTGCCGGCCGCGCATCACCAAACATGCAAAGCCACCAATCCGTGTTCTTCAGCGGCGCGCCGTCAGCCGTGTAGATGGGCGAGCCGTCGTCGGTGGTCAGTTGGACGTCGCCGCGCGTCTGGTCGAGGAACCAGAAGGGCAGCGCCTTATTGGCAGCCCAGAACGTATCGAAGGCGTTCCACTGCTCGACGTTGATGCGCAGAGCGAGCGAGATCGGCTTCGGGTCGATGCTGGTCCCAATGCGGTTTTTGGGCGGGCCGCGCTCCATCTGCGTCCGGAGGCGGCCGTCGCGAGAGCCTTCATTGAAGTTCTCACGGCTTGCCTTATCAGGGAGGCTGTCTGGCCATACAGGAACCGCCATGAAGCTTTTGCTCGCTCGTTCTGTTGGGTTATGCCTGTGTGCCGCGGCCCTTGCGGGCTGCATCCCATCCATGGGTGAGATGCGATCCACTGGGAGAAACCAGGTGGCCCTGACTTCGGCAAAGCCACCTGAGCAACTCGCTGGCTGCATCTCCGCCGCGTGGTCATCTGGCGATGCACTGCCAGCCTCGACGCAGCGGACAGAGAAGGGCTGGACGGTCCACTACACCGTCAACAATACGACTCTGGCCATCGTCGATATTGAGCCGCAAGGGCGAGGAAGCGCGGCAACCTACGTCGCCCTTAGCGACCATGGCGGAGGCGGGCTGTACCTGCCGAAAGTGCGAGCGTGCGCCTAACGACGGGCGACACGACGCTGGGCAAGGGCCTGTTGCCCCTGTGGGCTCCGGATGCCCTGTGCGGTGATTTCTGCAAAGGTGATTTCCGGCTTCCGGCCGCCCTGCCCGTCATCAACTTCCCTAGTTTCGGCCCGATAGCCATCTGGCGGGATGATGTTAGGGGCGAAGATGATCTGCTGCTGGGACCCATTCGCCGGCGGCGCCATCCAAGTCGGCGCATTCCCGACATATCCGCCGTCAGCCCAGCCACGACGGTTTGTCCGCATGGCTTCCAGGCTTGCGACGCCGATCCGGGCCGTGGCGGCGGCATCGAAGACGTACTCACCCTTATGGACCGGGCCAGCGACCTCGTTCCGCCCGCCTGAGCCAGTGAAGCCACCATTGGCGAAGCCGGGGCCGTAGAGGGCCGGGTTGGAGGCTCCACGAGCGCTCGCAGCTGCGATGTCCGTACCGGCGCCCCCGCCGAGGCCAATGGCGCTCATGATGGTGCTCAGGAAGCCACCGCCTGCACCTGAGCCACCCGCCCCCGCGAACAGGTTCGACATCACGCTATCAGCAGCTTTGGAAAGCAGCTTGTCGGCGAGGCGCCCCGTGATGGTCTCCAGCGACTTGACGAGCGTCGTGCCCTGGCGCAGGTCCGTCAGCATGGAGCTGAAGGCGTCGGTGGCGAGGGACTTCGTTTCGCGGAGGTTGTCGTTCAGGCGCAGAGCATCCGCCTCAACCGAGTCCAAGCCGAGGCCTGTGCCGCGGAGGCGCGACGCCACAGACTGCTCTTGCTGTGTACGCCCGATCTGCGCCCGGTCGAACAGGGCATCGCGACCGATGCGGCTATTTTCCAAGTTCGCCTGTGCCTTGGCGTAGGCCTCCGCCGTCTCGATGATGACCTTACGCTGCGTCTCCATCTCAGGCGTCAGCTGCGAGGCAGATGCCTTTAGGAGATCCTGGGAGGTGGCGAAGGTCCGCCCGAGAGCGCCGGCCCGCTGCAGGTCGTCGTTCAGCAGTTCCTGGATCTTCTGCCGGCGCGCCTCGGCCTCGGTGGTCTGATCCGTGAGAGTCGCCTGCTGACGAAGGGTGGCGACTTCGCGCTCGGCCGAGCGGATCGACGGAGCCCCCTTGTTGATGGCTCGATCCGCATAATCGATGACGCTCCCCACCGTGCGGCCGCCGCCGACGATCGTCGGATTGGCGCGCGCTGCGTCAGCACCAAGGATGGACGCTGCGCTCGTCCCGCGATCGGCCTTGAGAAGGTCAACGGCGCCCTGGGCGCCCGCAAAATGCGCGAGGTAGAGGTTGCGGTCGGTCGTCGCGAGACCGGCCTTCTCCAAGGCCCGCGAGTTCTGCTCGGTAAGGGCGCGGATCAACTCGACGCTATCGCCGCGATCGGTTCGACGAGCCAGTATTTCATCCCGCGACATGCCAGCGGCACGCTCCGGGAAGCGCTCCTTGTACAGGCCGAGCCACGTCTTTTCGATGAACTGGCCAAGGCCGGTTGCGGTCGAAAGCGGGTTCTTGGCGGTCGTGTCTCCGCTGCTCTCAGCACCGATGACGCGCTCCATGTAGGAGCTGATGCTCTGCGAACGTGTGGCCTGAACCTCCGTCGTCTTTTTCAGGCTGTCGATCGCGAGGTTCAGGTTCTCGGTCAGGCCTTCGCGCTCCGTGATAGCGCGAAGCGCGACGTTCCGCTCCGAAGCAATCGTCTGGAGCTCACGAGAGTCGAGGTTCGGATTGTTCATCCGCTCGTTGAAGGGCTGTGAGATGGTCTCACGCGTCGCGCCCGGCGCGAGGTTCAGCGCCCGGATCTTCTCATCGTACTGGAAGCGCAGATCGGCGATCTGACGATCGACCGGGTTTGCCCGATCGGTCGCCAGCTGATTTTCGGAGCGGGCCTGTCGATTGGCGGCGGCAACCGCAGGGCTGCCGAAGCGCTCGATGTCCTCGCGCGTGTTGCGCGCTTGGGTGCTCAGTTGCTCGAAGGCGGTGCGCGCCTGCGCCAGCAGTCCGGTATCCAGCCCGAACTTTACCGGGTCCGAGATTGCCTTCCGCAGTAGCTCGACGCGGTTCTGCGTGTCGCTGAAGGCAGCATTGGTCGGATCAAGCTCGCGGACAATCCCGCCGATCTCACGCGACCGCGCGGCAGCGCCGGCCCGTGTCGCCGCTTCCTGTTGCTTGCGCTGCTTGTCCAGCAATTCGTCAAGCTTCTTTTGCTCGGCGGCCGGATCACGTCCAGAGATAGCGCTGCGAAATGAACCGACGCGACTTGTCTGAGACGCCCTAGCGATCTCAACCGCCTTCTGAGCAGACGCAATTCTATCTTCCAGCGATCCGCCCGTAATACCCTTGTCAATAGTCTTCCCGATACGGTCCCAGACGTCGGCAACCACCGCCCCGACGGTAGAGGTCATACGCCCCCAGCCTGAAGTTAATTCGGTCGCGTCGGTCAAGCTTGCTTTGTAGGCATCAAATAGCACTCGCTGAGCCCCAAGACGATCGCCCTGGGACTGAAGCCGGCGGATCGTCTCCGACGTCCGATCATTTAGGAACCCCAACTGGCTATTGAGGGCTTCCGCGCCTTTGGCCGGGTCAGCGAATGCCGCCGCCAGGGCCTTGTTCGCATCGCCCAGATCCTGGCCGGTGGTGGCTGCGTAATCCTTCGCCGAGCCGATAAGGCCAACGTACATCTCTGTGCCGATTTTGCCCGTGGCGGCGTACTCGCCAGCCATCTGACGAGCCGAGCGGATGGATACGTCGCCAGCATCGGCAGCGGCAGGGGCCAGAGCGCCGATGGCAGCGCTAGTAGCCCCAGACGCCCGACCTAGCCCGGCGAGGTTTCGCTCAAGCTCCTTCTGCGATGAGGAATACGAAAGCCATGCGGCGACACCGCCGAGCACAATAGCCGTTACACCGCCGATGGCGCCGCCGACCAGCCCGATACGGCCAAGGAAGCCAGAAGCCGCCTCACCCGCCTGAGACAGGGCTCCCTTCACGCTCGCGCCGCCGGGGCCGGCAAAAACCTGCGCGATCTGCGGCCCCTGCTGCATGGCGATCATGCCGAGGCCGGAGCCGCTACCAAGCTGAGCAACGATATCGCCGCCCTGATAGAGGAGGTTCTGCGCCTGATCCGCGCGGAGGCGCCCGTTCTGATTGGCCGCCGTCGGCGCGGTCATGCCGGGTCGCACTGGCACCGAACCATCCGAAGACAGGCCGGAAAGGCGGCCCACGGGCGTCATGGCCCGCGAAACAGCATCGCCGGCCGCGCCGAGGTTCTTCCATGCCGCGGCAGTACGATCCGCCGCGCTGGCAGACGCACCGAAGCGGGCCTGAAGCAGCCCGAGGGTCCGGTCGTAGGTAGCGGTATCGAGGGCTCCCTGCTGAAGTCCGCGGTTCAAGGTAGAGGTCTGACGCTCCAGCATCTGCTGAGCGCGAAACGCTTGGTCGACCGAGGCGCGCACGCGATCAGTCGCCGTGCTCACGGAAAGCATGCGGCGGGACGCAGTCTCCGTCGTGACGGCGGTCCGCTCCGTCGCCTGACCGAGGTTGTCCTGAGCGGCAGCGGCTGACTGAGCATCGGTCTTGAACTTCTCCGCACCCTCGGAGATGTAACTGACCTTGATGCTGCGGACGGTATTCAGGGAGACCATCTACTTCTTCCTCCCCTCGTCCAGCTTCTTCGCGATGTAGCGTCGCCACTCGTCGTCCATCGCCCGGACCAGACGGCAGAACCGGTCGAATTCTTCGGTGGCCAAGATGCCGAACCGTTCGGCGTAGCGGTCGATCGACGCGAACTGGATTGGCCCCGGCGAGCCGAACCCCAGTTGCCGGTCGCCGGAAAGCCGCCAGAAGGCGTCCCAGGCGAAGATCAGGTGCTCGGGGAGGTCTGGACGGTCGATGAGCGCTTTTGGCTCAATCCCATCTTCTTCGGCCAGATCGGCCAGCCACTCGGCCCGCTCGCCCCACTCCAGCTGCCAGCGGAGGGCGGCGGTTAGTTTCCCTCCGCGTCCGTGACGCTGAGGTCAGCCTCATCAGCGACGACGCTGGCGGCCCAGAGCACGGCGCTGCGAAAGCGGGCGAAGTCCGGCTCGGTGAGCAGCTGGAGGGCGAGACCCGCCGAATACGGCACCGCCTCCCCTTCGTCCCCCGTCAGTCCACGCCAGTCCTCCAGAACCGCCTCGTGGAGGCATTCCGAGACGATCCGGTCGCGGGTATCGGGTTCGAGGCCGCGGACCTTCTTCTGCCGCGGCACCGCCTCGACCTTTTTATCCATGAGGCGCCGGTACTCGGTGTTGCCGAGACCGCGAACCTTCAGCTCCAGGCCATCCATGTCGGGGATGTCCCTGACCCACTGCCCCTGTTCGAGCTTGGCGGAGTCGGTCTTGAGGGCGGAGAGCTTCACGCGGCAGTGTCCTTCTTCGTGGGGGCGGCAGGCGCGGTCGGCGCGGGCTTCGCCTCGATTTCCTTGGCCAGACCCTTCTCGACGAGGAGGTCGGCGAACTCGTTGGACACCTCGGGCTCGTCGCCCTTGGTGAAGCGCTTCTCGTCCTTGCCGTTCGGGTAGCCGTCGAACGTCTCGGTGATGCGGATGGTCTTCATCAGGCAACCCCACGGGTGATCTGGAGGGATGCGCCGGTGGTGGCATCGAGCACGGCCCGGTAGGGAATGCTCACCATCACATCGTCGCTGTTACCGCCTGGCCGGCGCTCGCCGTTGCCGAGGATGATCTTGGGGAGCAGGAAGGTGTACTTCTGGTTCGTGGCGTTGCCGACCGTGAAGGTCAGGGCCGCGCTGCCGTGGTCGAGCACCTTCTGGTACAGCTCGTTCGTCTCGAAATAGCACTCCAGCGTGCCGGTGACCTCGCACATCCCGTAGCCGAAGGAGTCGGTGTAGAGGTTGCCGACGACCGGCCGGGTGCGCAGGTTGTTGTTCACCTCCAGGGTGAGGCTGCGGACCTTGGCCGGATTGGTAAGGCCAGAGACGGTCAGGTTCGCGACGTTGGCCGAGGCCGTTGAGATCGGCGTCGCTCCCGAAGCAGCATAGGTCGAGCCGGTGACGATCGCGGTGTCCAGCAGCTCTTTCTGCGCCATGATGGTCGCAGAGCCTGTGATGGCCGCGCGTGCCGTGATGGCGAGGCTGAGCATGCTCACCATGGCGCCGGTGAAGCGCGAATAGGAGCGCGCCGCGCCGCCGATGTTGATGGTTTCCTCGAACGAGAACGACTTCACGTCGGTGCCGTTTTTCAGGACGTTGGTCGTCCAGGTGCCGAAGAGAGCGCCCTCGAGCATGTCGTCGAGGCTGCCGTAGCTCAGCTCGAAATTGTAGGCTCCCGAGACGTCCTGGCCGAGCTGGAACTCGTCGCGGATGTTGCGGTCGGACTGGATCTCATCCGACGTGCCGGTGGTCTTGTTCGTCCGCGGCCCGCCGCCGGTGGAGCGGAACGTCTTGAACGAGGGCGTTGCCGGGGTCACCCCGTAGGTGGCCTCCGCGACATAGGCGATCCGTCGGCTAGAGCCGATTGCGATGGTCATGATGTGCTCCAGGGGTGAGGCGGAGAGCGATCAGCGCTCAGCCGAGGATGTCCGCGGTGTACGGGACTGCGATGGACAAGGTGAAGTACTTGCCGTTGTCGTTCCGGTCGTCGATCGCCGGAGATGACGGGGCGAAGGTCTGGACACCACCGAACTCTTTGGCTCGGAAGATCGCGGCGATTTCATCGGCCCATTGCAGGCCATCCGAGACGCCCTTGCCACGCTTCGCGTTGATCTCGATGCGGAAGGCGCCTTCCTCGCGGTAGACGTTCTCTCCCGGTGCTCCGACCGTCAGCTGATCGCCATTCGCAACGGGATAGGACACCTGCAGGAATGGGCTGTTATCGACCGGCGTGTCGCCAACCGTGTTGAGGCCAACGACGGGACACCGATCCCATTCCGATGCGAGTTTGGCCTCCACGGCATCGACGACGAGCTTCAGCGGCATCGGTCAGCGCCCCGGATCGATGTAGATGGCGGGCTGACGGGTGAGCCAGTCGCGGCGCTTATTGGCGCTGCCGCCTCGAACGTCTTTGGCGAGCTTGGCGGCCGATGCGCTATCAGCCCATTTGCCGACCGCGCCGCCAGGGAACGACCGGTACGAAAAGCCGACATAGGCGATGTTGCCGAACCGACGCTTCGCGAGAGTGGCGACCGCCTGATAGACGCCCTCCGGCGCCTGCTGGCTCTGCCCGCGCTCGATTTTACGGCTATACGGCTGCGCGTTAAGCGCGATGTACGACTCGGCCGGCGGCGGGTTCTGCGGGTCCATCTCGACGTTGTCGGCGAACCAGACGTGGCTGCGGGCGTACCGCTCGGTCTTGACCGGCGAATGGATGATAAGCTGCTCGTCCACCCACTGGATCACGTCGATCAGCAGGTGGAACTCGATGCTGACGATGCTGCGCGGGTTGATGCCCTGAAGGCTCTCGCGCTTCGCCCCGTCGATGAACGTGTCATGGTCCGGCACGTAGCCAAGCGCTTGGCGGTTGATGTCCTGCGCCTCGGTCAACGCCTCGGTGGCGAAGGTCGCCAGTTGAGCGCTCTGCATCTCGGGCGAGAGTTCTTCGTTGAGCATCACCGCGATATCGCGAGAGATCGGGTCGAGACGAACCGATGTCCGGCCGACCATCAGCCGGTGATCCACAAATTCCAGCGCACCACCTCACCACCGACACGGACGGGGTTTGCGACTTGGATGGTGCGGTAGCGTCCGCCGACTGTGAGGCCGCCGAGGCGAGCCGGATCGACCGTGAGGCCCGTAGGCGAGAGGACGACCTCGCTGTCTCCCTGGTTGATGCCGCCGGAGAGCTCGTCCGGCTTGTAGCCCCGCACGAAAGCGCGAAGCGTCAGATCCTGCGAGCCGTCGTCGGGCGCATCCTGGCCCCGCAACACGACGTCCTCACCCTTCTTGGCGAGTTGCCGATCTAGCTTGGCGATCTCATGGGCTGCGAGGCTCATGCGAACAGCATCCGCCGGTACTGAGACAGGATGGATTCGGCCTCGGGATGCGGGAGCGCGGCGTTCGCGCCCTGGACGTAGAAATCGGTCTGCCCGACGCCGTCCGTTTGCTCGCTCTTCACTGTGATATCCCGGCCCGACATGGACGCCGCGACCCCAACTAGCTGGATCACAGCGCGCTCGATGTCGGCCGGGAGATCCTCGGCAAGGGAGGTGACGCCGTTGACCTCGCGCTCCTCACCCGGAAGCAGCCACCCGGCCTCGTAGTCGATCGCGAGCCGCGAACCGCGCCAGCATGTGCGCTCGCCCGCCAGGGTCAGAAAAACTTCGCGCCCACCGACGACCTCAAAGGCCTCCGGGGCGTAGGTGACGCCATCAACGAAGGCACCGAGGATGCGAACGACAGGCCCGCGGTCGAGGAGGATTCCACCATCGTCCGTGCGGTAGCCGCAGAGATTGACCCGCTCGCGCACCGTTTCCCTACCGAAGACGCGCCGGCAGTAGGAGGCAGCCTGCTGCGAGGCCTGGTCGATCCAGCGATCCAGCTGAGCATCTGCGGGGGAGCCGGCAGGCAGGCCGAGATCTCCGCGCGCGTTCGCAGCCGTGGTGAGGCGCTTCTGTGCGGCCGGCGTGAGGACGGTGACGCTCATCAGTTGCAGATCACTCTGATGGTCACGGGGGTAGACGGAGCAGGCTCAAACGGCCCGTCCGTCAGAAGCAGGGTGCCCTTCGAGCGCTTCACCGCGACGGTGGCGCCCGACAGGGTCTGAGCCGTCACACCGCCGACGATCATCTGATTGCCGGACCACGTGGGGATGATGTCGACATCGGCCGCCGATGTGCACGCGGCCCAAGTGAACGTGGCGACCGGGGCCGTCAGGCTTGCGCTCGAGGTGGCGGTGTAGCGCTCGACGCGCTTCGGGGCGCCAGCGGCGCCGGTCGCGCCCGTTTCGCCCTTTAGTCCCGCGGCTCCCGGCTGTCCCGCAGCGCCAGCGTCGCCTTTCGGGCCTGCGACTCCAACCGGACCCTGCGGGCCTGTTCCCCCGGCGGCACCCGCGGGGCCAGCAGCACCCGCTGCGCCCGGAGTACCTGTGTCGCCTTTTTGTCCGGCATTTCCTGCATCTCCCTTTGGGCCGGCAACGCCTGACGGACCGGGATTTCCCTGCGGCCCAACCGCACCGGGATCGCCTTGAGGGCCTGCAGGACCGGTGCGCTGGACACCGTCGCCCATCATGGGGCTGATGGAGCGCAAGGTGCTCTCGGCCGGCGATACGAGCCCAAGGCTCAGGCATGCGAGAAGCCACAGGACGCGCATCAGCCGCCGTTCCCGTAGTTGAGTTCTAGGTTGCAGTCCGCCGATGGGGCAGCGAGCGCCATGATGGAGACGAATCCGGGGCTGGACGTGCCGAAGGTCTCAGCAGAGCGCGCCATCACCCGGACGCCAGTGGTCGGCGTCACCTGCTGCGTGAGATCGGCGACGCGGCGAGCGCGAATGTCGACGTTGCAGGGGTTGATGATGCGATAGCTCGTAACCGAGGCGGGCTTGTCGACCTGGAATTGCTTCGGGGTCGTAGTGATGCCCGCGAAGATGATCGGGTCTCCGCCGTTGGCGAATGAAAAGGGCGTGGAGAGGACGGTGAGCGGGGTGGTGGGACCGCCGCAGGGAAGCGCCTCTCGTGCCTTCCCCGTGGCGCAGTAGATGACATTGCCCAGAATGGGAGTGCCGTCCGGCTGCTGCCAACCGTTGTAGAAGCTCTGCGCCGAGACCACGCCCGTCAGAGCGAGCAGGGTCGCAATGGTGAGGATGATACGGCACATGTGGGTCAGTCCCGCGCTACGGGGCCGCGACGGCCACGAGGCTTGGCGTCGTTGTCGATCATGGCCTCAGCTTCGAGGGGCGCCTTGCCTGCTTCGGCTGCGACAGTCTCCGGCGCCTCGTCGGCGTGAGCGGAGCCGTCCAGCATCCGAGCGAAGCCGTTGGCCGTAAGCTCGACCGCGTGCGGACGCTCAACCTCATAGGCAGGGCTGTGAGAATGCTTGGTCTCCGCACCCTCGTTGTACGAGGTGAGCGGCTGAACCATCACGGTGTCAGATTTTGCCATGTCGGCAGACCCCTGTGAGAGGGAGGCGACGGCGCGAGGGCGCCGCCGGTCGTTGATGGAGAGGCTCACGCCGCCGATTAGACGACGGTGGTGAGCTGGCCCTGGACGAAAGCCGCCGGGCGGTAGACGGCGAGCGCGAGGCGCTCCTCGGCGCGAATGGTGATCATGTTCTTTGGCTGAGAAATATCAACGACTTAGCGGCCTATGGGCGCGCTATGGGAACATGCCGTTTCGTTTTCTCAGGGAGTGAGGAGCAGTTCCAGCTTCGGTGCGGCCAAAAGTTCTGCTGCCATCACCTCGAAAGCGTCGGTTCGGCGATGCCCTCCGACGATAGGGTGGGCGTAAATTTGAAGCGTCACGTCGAACTTCTGGTGTCCCATGAGCGAGGCCGCATCGGGAAGCGGGCACCCGTTGTGAATCCACCAACTCGCGGCGAAGTGACGAAGTGCGTGGAAGTGAAGTTGGTCGCCCTGACGATCCAGGCCAGCGCGCTTCAAGAGCGCCTGCCAATAGTGGACGTTGAAGGCAGACCACATGATCATGCGGCCGTTCTCGCCCCGAAAGACGAGATCGCGGTCGTTCTCGACGAAGCAGTCGTCCAGCCACCGGCTAAGGAGGGCGCGGACGTGGCTCGGCATCGGGACATCCCGCTCCCCCGATTTGGTCTTCGGCCCCTTCAGTATGTCAAAGGGTGTGAGGCTATGTCGGACCTCAATGACCCCCGCCTGGAAGTTGATGCGCGACCGCTTCAGGCCCATGATTTCGCCAAGGCGCAGACCACAGAACGCCGCGAGGTGGACCGCGCATTGCAGCATCCGATGGGTTCGGGCGTGCTGCCATTTCGCTCGGGTCTCGACCGTGGCGATTAGAGCCTGAACCTGCGGAAGGGTGAATGTGCGGATCGGGTCGGATTTGACGCTGCCGATCTCTTTCAGCGCATCTGCGACCGGGTTCACGGCGAGGTACTTCCGCTTGATGGCGAAGGCGCACATGAGCTTGAACTCAAGCACGCGCCCTTTGGCCGTTGCTGGCTTCAAGCGGCGCTCTCTAACCAGCTTCGCATACCAGTCCTCAACATCGACCGGCGTCACCTGATCCATCCGACGCTTGGCGAAATATGGAAGGACTGAGCAGCGCGCTGCGACGCCCAGGTTCTTCAAGCGTCCATGGCTGATCCGACCATCCCTCTGCCGATCCTCCATCACCCTCAGATATTCATCGGCGATTTGCTGGACCGTCCTGGGGACTAGCTTCGGCCGATGGATGCCCTCCACTTTGTCCGTCTCTACACGAGCCTTGAAAGCCTTCGCATCCTTCTGCTTGGCAAAGGTCTCAGACTCCTGCTTGTCTCCGTCCCGATACCTGACGCGCCATCCGACCTTTTTCTCTCCCTTCGCCGTGACCCATTCCCGCTTCTCAATGCTCGCCATGTCAGAGGTCTCCTCGGGTCGAAGGGGAAGCGCCGTGCGGCACAGCGGTATAGCTGACGTCCATCGCGGCCTGCCGACCCGTGGCCCACAACTCCGGCACGATAGGAAGTCGGAGCGCAAACCAGAGTGAGCCGGCGGAGCGACCTTCGTTGTTTCGCCCGCCCTCCGACCCCTCACGACGCATCCCCCGCGAAGAAGATTTCTTGAGTCCAGCATCCACAGTGGCACGTTTGGTTGGGACACTCTGATAGCTCGCAGCCGGGCTCACAGCCGCACTACGCGGCCGGCTGTGGGTTTGGAAAGACATGATCCCGGGTTCTCTGGGGCTCGAACCGGCTTCTCACGGCCGGTGGCTCCCTCGCCGGGGAACCAATGCCAGCGGACGACACTGGCGCCGGGAGGGTGAGAACACGCCTCAGAGAACGTGCCCGCTCGCCTTCCCCCTCTCGGGGTCTTGTATAGCGAACGGACTCCCAGCATAGTATCGCCGGTCGCGCCCGCTAGTTAAAGTGGGCACGTCGTTTTACGGGGCTCTTCACTCGGCAAGGTGATTAGCTTCCGTCTGAGATAGAACCGCCAACCCCTAGTAGGGCCCGGTTCGGGAGTTCTCACGCTCCGTATTCATCATGACACGAGAAACCCGAGCCCAGCAAGGCGGCGCGGCGTTCGCCGTGCGCATAGGGTGAGGGGCATCATGAACCAAGAAATTTCAAAGCTTCCAGCATCCGACAGCCGACCTGTGTTGGGTGCTAACGCAAATGATCGGTGGGCCGCTTTAGCGCGGGCAGGTGTTGGTCTTGTGCCAATAGTGGGATCTGCGCTCGTCGAAGTAGTCGCGGAGATTGTGCCTAATCAGAGAGTGGACCGTATCGAAGCTTATCTTCGAGCGCTTGAGGAGCGTATTGATCGTCTAAGCAGCGATGAGACGGCGGAAAATATTGCGAGCGAAATGAAGCGACCAGAAAAAGTCGCCCTAATTGAAGAGGGGGCGTCTGTTTCTGCACGACTCATTAGTAGTGATCGCCGCGGGCATATTGCACAAATTGTAGCGTATGGGCTGACCCAAGAGGTGTCAGGCACTTTGACGACCCAACGCTTCATTTTTTTATACGGCGAATTGGATGATGGAGATATTGCGCTTCTTATTTCTTGGGCCGAACCCATGGGAGCCGTTTGGCGTCTACATCCGCAAAGGGCAGATTTCCCTAATTCGGATGAGTATCATGTGGCCGAGGGGCTTCATGATGCATCCGTAATGAAACTTGAACGGCTTGGCCTGCTGCAATTTTTACCCAGAACTGGAGGTAATTCACATGCTCCAATCAATAATAGGTTTTCGGGCAGACCGGAGGGGTCTCACATTTTGTCACCGCTAGGAAGGGCGTTACTAAACCGACTTGAATTGAGCGATCTTCCCGGTGAAAGCGTCGGTAATGAATGAAATCTTAGCTTTTGATTCTTGAATGCCGTGTTGCAGCGGGATCTTGACTTCTGACCAACGCTCCCTCATATTGCGGACATGGCCGAGGGGTTGTCCCCGGCCGGATTGAGGGACTACCCCAATGGCCAGCACTTCCGCCCCTAACAGCCTCGACATCGCCGAGCAGGTCGCCCGCGTTCTCCGCTCGAACGCCGAGACCCAGAAGTTCATCGACGAGCAGGCGAAGCTCCGCGCCGAGGCCGAGAAGCTGGCCCGCGACCGCGCTCTTGCTCCCTGGCAGATCGTCCTTTCCAGCATGGCCGCTGGTGCCGCCCTGTTTGGTGCGGGCGCCGCCTTCATCAAGGTTTTCGGGGCTTGACCCCGGATCGCCTCCGCGACGTCCTGGCCCTGCTGCGCTGGTCGCAGCGGGGTCTTTCCGATGCGTTGGGCTGCGATGACCGCCTCGTGAGGCGCTGGGCTTCTGGCGATGCCTCCGTGCCGCCTGACGTTGCTTCGTGGCTGGAAGCGCTTGCGTCCGCGCATGAGAGGCACCCTGCCCCCGGTGGGTGGCGTCGGCGGGTCGCCTGAGACGATGGCAGCCATGGACCTGAGCGAGTTCTGCATTGGCGGCGAGTTCATGTGCGGCGACAAGCGGTAGCGTTGCACGGACATCGGCACGCGAGTCGTCGTTGCCATCTGAGTCGATGAGACCACAATCGCCAGGAAGTCGGGCGACGGACTTGTGACGACGCTCGTCGTTCCCGGTGCGGAAGCTGAGGCGATGGGTTGGTTCAATAGCCCCCCCCTATGGCGTGGCCGAGACCACCTTTGATGAGGACGGCCGCGAAACCTGTGAGTTGGTCTAATTTTACGTCTGCCCCGTCTTTCTTGAAATCAAACGATTGTTGCTTCGTTAACTCGCTAGCCTCTGAATCGACCGTATCAAACGCCTTCGCCATCTGAGCAATGCGTATCGACACCCTATACGCCGACAAATGTTGCGCGTGGACTTGACCCTTGTGGGTTTGCTCAGCAAGGGCCTCAAACGGTCGAGGATACGGTCCAGTCAATATTACCCTTGCTAAACTCTGAACTCGAACACCCGTATCCGACTTCTCCATGAATTAGCGTATGGTGCCAATTGCTTCAGAAATTTGAAAAGAACCTCGATATATGAGGAAGTTGAACTCGCGGGCCTCGACCATAACACGAGCAGGCACTAAACTCTTTGAAGGCACGTATGCAGCTAGGGAATGTCATGCGTTATAAAAGTTTTCGAATTGTCAATTTCAAAGGTATCAAGGACACAACAATTGATCTAGATGCCGGGCACGCTGCCGTTTTTCCATTCGTTGGGCTAAATGAGAGTGGGAAGACAACTATTTTAGAGGCTATACATAGTTTCTCGCCTGACCCAGCCACGAGCGAGTTAGTGGGCGGGGACGAAACTTCGGGAGTTCCTTATAAATTTCGCGTTCCCAGGCATCTAATATCAAGTTTTACGGGTAGAGTTTCAGTGATAGCGACAGTATCGGTTTCGAAGACAAACGCGCATGCTATTGAATTATTTTTGAGCAGAAGCGGAATAATAATTGATAGATCAAAGGTACCGAATGAGGTTGTCTTTGAAAGGCACCAGGATTTTGTAAACGGTGATTTTCAGAAAAGCAGCTTTGCGTTGAAGTTGTCTATGCAAGTAAAAACGGGAAAGCAGAAGAAATGGAGAGCACCAACTGCCGCTGAAATAGATTATATTCGAGACGCATTCTACGCTTTTACTCCCGATATAGCTTATTTTCCAACTTTTGTTTTCGATTTTCCGAAAACTATCTATCTCACTAATAAGGGTAATAAGGTTGATAAATTTTACCGTCGAGTTTTTCAAGACATTTTAGATTATGATGGGCAAGGACATAAGATCACAGACAATATCGTTCGTCGAATTCGCGAGCCAGATATGGTCGTCCCATGGACTTCGTTTTTAGGAATATTTGGTAGACACGATGCAAGGGAAAAAATCCAACACGTTATAGACCGTGCCGGCGCCGTTGTTACTAAAGTTGTCTTTGGTCGGTGGAATGAAATATTCGGAGAAAGCGCCCAGGGAAAAGAAGTCACTATCTCCTTTGACACAGAAGAGGGGACGATAACAGAGACCTCTGGCACAATTAAAAAAACCAATGAGCACGATATATTCATAAAGTTTCAAATTAAAGACGGAACTAGGCGGTTTGCCGTTAATGATCGGTCCCTTGGGTTTCGATGGTTCTTTGCATTTATGCTGTTTACACAGTTCCGCGTCGCGAGGAATGAATCTCAGAATATGCTGTTCTTGTTTGACGAGCCGGCGTCGAATCTTCACGCGGCCGCTCAGCAGAAGCTAATCGATAGCTTTCCTGAGATTGTGAAGGGAGAACATACACTGATTTACACGACCCACAGCCATTATATGATTGAGCCAAAATGGTTGGAGCAGACATTTATCGTTACAAACAGATCAGATACTCCCCTTAAATCAGTCTTAGAGGCGATATCACTGGATGATGAATCGCTTGATATTAAAGCTAATCGTTATAGGGCGTTTATTGACCTCCACCCTAACAAAACTAGCTATTTTCAGCCAATACTAGATAGACTGGAAGTGATACCGTCACGGTTCGATATAAAAAAGAGCTCTATCGTTTTAGAGGGTAAATCGGATTACTATGTTCTGCGATACGCAAAAGAGCTATTAAAGAAACGAGAGTTGCCCTTATTGCCGGGATTAGGGGCTGGCACATTTGGCGCCCTTGTTGCGCTCCACGTAGGGTGGAATTTAAAGTTTTTGTTTGTGCTTGACGGGGATAAGCAGGGTAAAAATGAAAAGAAACGATACGAAACAGAGTTTGGGGTGCCGCCTGATAGAGTCATTACGATAACTGACATTGTCCCAAGCGTAAGTGTCATTGAAGATTTATTTGATGTTGACGCGCTAGATATAATAAAAAATACATTAAATATAAATGAAAGGCCAAAGAAGGGCCAAATTCTTAGATTTTGTCAGGAAAGTTTAGCGAGTGATAATGTTATCCCGTTGGGTGAAGAATTCAATAAATTAGCAAGCATTGTTTTAGAAGATTTGGAAAAGAGGCTGGCCGTGTAAGTCGAGAGGGTTTCGTTCTCGTCAGTAGGCATCGCCGCTCTAAAGCGGCCCCTGCCCTTGCCGCCCCATACTGCCGGAGTGCGTTATCGCCGGCTGCGGTCGGGTTGCGGGGGCGAGGCTCTGTAGAAGCCGGCGCTGCGTCGCGCCACGGTGCCACTGGTGCGGGTTTCGGTGTCGCCAAGAGGACGAAGCGGCTGACGTGCGCTCATGGTTTGGGAATCGCAGGCGTCGGAAGTGATCTCGTTGTTCGTCTCGAATGTGCCCTGCCCTCAGTCGCAGGCCGATGTTGGAAGTTGGAGAATCCTGCTTGGCATTACGCGGGGCGCTGGCGCCGTCCGCGTGATTTCTGCGCCTCCGGCTCCGGTTCCGCCGGGGCGGGCTCCGGCGCCGCCTCTGGCGCGGCCTCCTCGAAGGTCACGAGGCCATTGCCCCGCAACTCCACGGCCCGCGAGCGGGAAACTTGATAGGGCTGGTCGGTCGCCTGCTTCAGGTCCGGACCCTCGAGATAGGTCCGGACCGGCTGGACGATCACGTCATCGGCCATGGTCGCCTCCCCTATGCCAGCGTGGCGGAGAGGCTACCGGTCACGAACGACGCCGGACGCTTCACAGTGAAGGCCAGGCGCTCCTCGGCACGTAGGGTGATGAGGTTGCGGCGGAAGTTGTCGCCGTCTTCCGACGAGGCCAGTACCTCGATTCCCATCCGGTCGAAGATCTGTGCCTGCGTCTTGAACGGACCGACGAGGAAGGTGCCCTTCGGCATCCGGTTCGTAGTCGCCACCGGCGTCTGCCAGATGCGCTGAAGGACGGACGCCTCGAACGGCGAGTTGCCGATGTAGCGGCCCTGCGTGTCCTTCATGGCCTGGAGCATCCGCCAATCGACGGCGTTCAGGACCATGCCGTCCACCTTCCAGTTCAGCGCCTCCACCTGAGCGATGGCCTGGATGAGCACGTCGAGGGGCGAGCCCGTCGCGTTCGTCCACTGCTTCACGAAGGCGCTGGCCTGCGGGACGATGCCGAGCAGGTTCTGGCCGGTGCCGTCGCCGAACAGAAGCTGCGCGTCCTCGACGTCGGCGAGGCCGTTGCGCGCCTCGGCGTCGATGGTGGCGGCGAGCGCCGGGGCGTCGTCGATGATCTGCCGGCTGGCGAGGAAGTAGTGCGCCAAGGTGCGAACCGGCGCCGTCACCTCCTCGAAGGCAAGGTCCGATTGCGGCTTCAGCGCGCCTTCCGCCACCATGGCGGCCCCGATGGTGCGGCTGGTCATCCGGGGGTAGGAGACCGCATTGGAGATGGTCGTCCCCTGCGCGACGAGATCGCGGACCGTGAGAGCATTCCAGGGCAGAAGAGCCGGATCGCTGACACGCTGGTCGCGGCCGACGAGAGAACCGCCGGAAGCCGTCACGCTGGTGATGTTCTTGTGCTCGTCCTCGGTCGAGGCGACTTCGGCACGAAAGCGCAGGCCCTGCCGGTCGCGGGAGCCATCGAACGACTTGTATTCCGGGGCCTCAACGAACCGCTGCCCCCAGGATTTCGGGCCGGCGAGAGACCCGCCACCGCCCCGCCGAGCCGCCTTCTGCTCTGCATCGGCCAGCCGGGCGTCCATGTCGCCGAGCTTCGACTTCACCTCGCCCATTGCGGCCTCGGCCTTGCCCAGGCGCTCGTCGGTCCTGGTGAAGAGGCCCTTGGTCTCGGTGTGGTTGGCGTCGAGGCGCTGCATCACAGCCGAACCCAGGTTCTCCGGGTTGTCGAAGGCGATGCGGAAGCGGCCGATGGTGTTGGCGGCGAGGAAGGCGGCGGAACCGCCGGCCAGGGTGTTGTGACGGTTCATCGGTTCAAGCCTTTCAGGTCGAGGAGATTGCGGTCGAGCGCCTTCACGAGGTCGCGCAACATTGGATCGTTGGAGGGTTGGGGTTCGTCGGAGAGTGCGGCCCAGCCGCCGGCCACGATCTGCCGGGCTGCGGCCTTGGACAGACCGCTCTTTCGAAGCAGGGTTTCGAGTTCGCCGCGCGCCGCGAGCTTCACGGAGCCGACGCGAGCGAGGGAGTTGGACGGCTCGTCCACGATAGAGACTTCGTGGAGGTTGATTGCCTTGAGGAGGCGCCTGGGTTCGCCGACGCGCTTGCCGTTAACAGCGCCGCCGGCCGGGACACGGTAGCCGATGGAGAGGCCAGAGATGGCCCCATCCTTCACCCGCTCGTAGTAGTGCCGCCCCCGGTCGGTGTTCATGCCGGATATGCGGCCCCGGACATGCAGGCCCTTGCTGTCCTCTGACATGGCCTTCCACACGCCAATCGCGGGCTCGCCACCGTACTCCGGCAGACCGTGATTGAAGTGCATCGGGACGGCAGGCAGGCCGCTCTGGACGCGACGGTCGAGACTGGCCTTGAAGGCGCCGGGCGCGATTGTGTCGCCATGGCTATCGATATTGCCGAAGAACGCGCCGTAGCCTTCGAACTCACCGGCATCGGTGTTGCCAGCGAGCTTTATTTCGAGCGGGGCTGAGAGGGTTTCGAGGTCCATCGATCACCTTCGTGGATCAAAGCGACGGACACGACAGACAGACCGCTCGAAGCGGTGTCGGTAGGTGTCCAGTTCAGCCTTGCCGCCTAGCGTCCGCCAGTGCGCCGAAGGTGTCTCGTCGAAGATGCCCCGTGCCACACGGTGACAGCCGAACCGATCGATAACGCCTAAAGCTTTACGGCAAGCGATAGGTTCCGTCAATGGCTGAGATGGCTGCCGATAGCCTTCCGGTCGCGGGCCGCGGCCTGTAGCTCGGGTGAGATGTTCGCCAAAGCTGTGCCGGCCGAGATGATCCGAACGGCGCTCTTAGCGACACCTTCAACGTCGATCAGCAGAGCGCAGGCGACAACGAGCCCCATCTCAGCCACGTCGGCAGGCTTGGCGCCGGCCTCGATCAGCTCGCGGAGCTTGTCGCGGATGGCTTCCTGCAACGGCTCGGAGCGGAGGTCTTCGTGGAGCGAGGCGTAAGGGTGATCGGACATGGTGTCTCCAGGGGTGGGGGTGAGTGAAAAGGTTCGGCCGATAGGGCGTGGACCGCATGGGAAGCGGCGTTCGCACTCGACAGAATTTTAGGAAGGGGGGTTTCGGCCGGATCGGGCTAAAGCCGATGGAGCGGCGAACGAAAAGCGGTTTAAACGGTGTATCAGTTCGTGCGTTATTTGCCGCCGAGAATGCCCGTTGGGGTACGTGGCACTTGGAACGGGGATCGCGGCCGATCCGGCTCGAGAAGGCTGTCCCAGGCATCGGTCCCGAGCTTTTCAGCCGCAAGCCGAGCCGCCTCTTTCTTCCCAGGACGCGGGATTGGCGGCGCTATCAGGCGTAGGTCGCGGGCCAGCCGCCGACTGGTCGAGGTCGCCGCCTCAATCGCCCTCGTGAGCCTTAGGTATTCGTCGGTTGGCAGGCCGGGCGTCACTCGATCCCGCAGTTCGGCTAGTCGGAGCCGGGCCGCGACATAGTCCGCCACCATATCGAGTTCGGCGTCTGAAATGGGCTTCCCGAGGGCCGAACGGGCTGCAATCACCCTGCGAAACTCGCGCTTTTCGGCACGGCGCATCCATGATGGCGGGGTCGGTTCAATCATCAATCGCCCTGCGGAAATCGAAAAAACGGCGAGGGGATCGGCGGGACGTCCGGCAGGGTCCGCACGCGAAAACCATTCCCAGCAAAAAAATCTGCGCGTGCGATCCTGTGCGATGCGTGGCCCTTAGGGCCTCTGAGTTTTGCTTCCCCCCCCGCCCAGTGCCAGATCATGGCTCGATGTAGGTAGACGCCTCAATTTCTTGGGTTGTCGATGAGCAAATTGCCATGCCAAGGTGTGCCAGCCAAGTTCGGGCACCTCCAGCCTAACGCATGCGGTGACAAATGTTCAAGCAGGATCTGGTCGTAAGACCTATCAGAGATTTTGTTTTCCCAATTGGGGTGGTGATAAATAACCGTTTCTTACTGAGAGGAACCGCCTTTTTTATTGGTGATAAAGGTTTTGCAATTACCGCTTCACACGTCATTGATCAGCTTCACTTCGATGACGATAAAAACCGGTATGTTGGTAGCGATATCGTTGGTCTATTTATTAATGAGGCCGCAAAGTGGGAGGCTGTTGGAATAATAGGCGCAGAAAAACACCCAGACGAAGACGTTGCCATCATAAAAATGGATGGAGCATTTCAGAGCATTTTTCAAGTAACGCCTTCACAGGAAAATTCCTCATGTGAATATGACCTCTGGGGGTATCCTGAACGAGTCGCGCACGAAATACGCGCTCTCGCAACGAATGCCGAAGAAGCCAAGCATATGATTTCGCCCGATCTCATATATAGTCGAGGTTATATTCGTAGGCGGATCTCTCGTTCTCTGGGGTCATCAATATACATTGGTCGTTTTTTCTATGAGCTGAGTGCTGTTGCTGGGGCATGCTGCTCGGGATCGCCGATTATTGCTCGCCCGCTTGTTGCAAATGCCCCTTATCGAGTAATAGGTGTATATATTGGAGAAGAGACAGCTGGTCAGCCTGCGGTAGGGTATGCGACGCGCTTCGATGACATTAAAAGTTGGATGCCCCAGCTAACCGGACAGCTTTTGCATCACCTGCCTGCCATCGGCTAAGGTGGAACTAGTGCGTTTCGGGCTCATCGCAGCCCATGCCTCTTTGCCCTCGCGTCCGCCGTCTTCTTCGTGTGGCATGAGCCGCATCGCAGCCGGACGTTGCTCTCGTCCAGGCCGGGACCGCCGTCGCTGATCTCCACCACATGGTCGCAGTAGATCCGGGTTCCTGTGCGCCCGCAGTCCTCACACTTTCGGCCCCGGGTCCGGAGAAGCCGGTCACGAAGCTCTCGCCATTCCGGCGTGCTGTAGAACGGCTGTCCGGGCTCGGTGCCTCGACTTACCTTAATCCTCGTATCGATCATGCGGAGTTGCGGCTTCAGGGTGGTGAGGCGGGCCATGGTCTGTCCCTATCGCTTGGTCACGTCGATCTCGTCCTCAGGCGTGAACCATCCGAGGAAGGCGGCTTCCAACACGGTGTTGACGGTATCGCCGAGAGAGATGGCCTTGGCGCGTGAGCCCGGCTCGGTGCTGTCGATCTCAGCTATCGTGTGCTCGCCATAGGGTCCGCCGACGACGCTGACGCTGAGGGTTCGCGGATGGTCCACGGTCTCCATCACCAAAACCTGCAACGCGCCTACGTCAGGCCAGCTATGGATGAGGCCGTGAGTGATCGGGTTATCGGGCATCAGATCCCCCAACTTTTTAGTTTGGATTTCGTCTTCGGTGCGAAGGGATGAACCCATGCGGTTCTCGCCCTTACCCGGCCGAACTTTGAGGGGTGCCCCGTATCGTGCCTAAAGCTGGCCAGCCGAGCTTGGTCCCGGCTGGCCTTTGATTGGCTAGAAGTTCATCTGTGGGAAGATGGTTTTAAGCACCTTCTTTCCTTCGTCCGCACCCGGTGCCGAAGCGACCTGATTTGCGGTTGCCTGGATAATTGCCTCGGCCTCGGCTTGGGTTAGAACCTTTTTGTCGACAAGTGCCAAAAGGGTCCGGGCATTCAAAATCAAGGCTGCAACCGAGGCCGCACCGGGATCGACTAAATCGGGCAAGAGCGTTTCTCCATGTACCGCGCTGGGTCGAGCCAAAGCGCCTTAACCTCATACCGCAAGTGGTATCTATCTCCACCTCAAACTGGTGGGTGGAGATAGGTGGGGGTAAGTGGAAGCTACCGACCCTCCACCACCCCTTATAGGGGGGTGGAGGGTGGTGATGGGGGTGACTGGCGAGGTGGAAGTGGAGAATCTCACTCTCCAGGTTGCGCCTCGCGGTGCGCCGCCTTGTGATGCTTCGGACAGAGCCATTCGATCCGAAGAGGGTCGGCATAGTCGGGGTGATGCGCCTCGGCCGGCTCGGATCGGCAAACCGCGCAAGGCTCCGGTCTCAAGGCGCCCTGCTTCTTCGCCTTCTCGACAGCTCGATGCGCGCGGCGCTTCTGAGGGTTGGCCTTGATCCACTTCTGCGAGCGGGCATAGGCGCGCGCCCTCGCGGCCGGGCTCATGCCCTTCCGTGGTCGTTCCATCGGCGATGTCCGTGATGGTTTCCACACTTCCACAGGTGAGGTGTGGAACGGTGTGGAAGTGTGGAAACTCCAGTCCACACCACCACCCCTTTAGGGGTGTGGGGTGGGGTGTGGACGCGCTAGGGGCCGAACCTCGGGTATGGAAGCTCAGTCAGCGGCGATCTCGCCGACCTCGATGAAGGTCCGGTCCATCGCCTTGTCGTCCTTGCCGGTGACGGCGACAAACATGCCGGTCTTGATCCAGACGGCGAGCATTCCCTTGATCCTCGCCCGGTCGGCCTTGTTCTCCGGGTCGAGGCCCAGCGCATAGGCGATCGGTTTGCCGATCCAGTCTCGAGCCTGCGAGTTCTCACGCCACCGGCCATCCCTGGTCGCGGCCTGCGCTTTTCTGAGGTCCGCGACCGACACGCCGTCCATCGGGTTCGGTGGCTTCCATTCCGTCACCACGCCGATGCTATCGCCGTCGAGGGCGAGGGTGCCGAGGCTCCCGCCATTGCCGAGCGGAACCGATTCCATCTTGAACCATGCCGACCCCTCGGACGGCGGCGGCGCGAGGTTCGCCTTGCCATTGTCCACCCGGAAGTGAAGCCTCCGATCCGGGATGCCCTATTTTTCGGCCTCGTCCTTTTGCATCCCATTGAGGGTCCGGGCCGAACGGACTGCCGCGAGCAGCGCCACAGCGCCGCGTGCATCCTCAATCGTGATCTCGGCCCCGCCGGTCTTGCGCGAGTGATGGACGAGCTCGACGCTGCATCCGGTCTCCCCTGCGAGCCGGCCCCATAGCTTCGCCACCCGATCCACGGCGTTGTTGTCGTTCTCCGTCACCTCATGGCAGGACACGAAGGGGTCCACGAACACCACGTCGATCTGGTTCGCCAAGATCGTCGCCTTCAGCGCATCCACCACAGGCACGGCTATCACCACGTCGCCGCGATGCATCTTGGCTATCGTGATGGGGTCGTCTCTGCCCGAATTGACGAACAGGCGCCCTTCGATCTCCGTCCGGTCGATCTCGAAATGTAGGCAGGCCGCTAGAATGCGCTTCTGCATCTCCTCAATCGGGTCTTCGCCGTTCCAGATCATCACCCGATGCCGGCCGTGCGGCTGGTGCCCGATGAGGTTCCGGCCGGTCACGAGGGCAAGCGCGTCCACGATGATGATGGACGATTTGCCGAGGCCGCCGGGCGAGATGGTGGCGCTGGTATAGTGGCGGATGAGATGCCGGCCGAGCAACCATTCCCGCTGCGGCAGGGTGCGCGGGTCCACCCATACGAACGGCCGGGCCTGGAAGGCGGGCGGCGGCGGTTCGGCCTGGTGCTCCGGCTCCGGCGATGGACCCCGATCCGCGGTGCCCTGGTGGTCGCCATCCTCCCGCTTGCCGCCTCGCCATCCGATGTCCTCGGGACGCAGGCCCAGGCGGTCGCATAGCCAGAACGCGGCCTCGCGCGCATCCCGCGCCGGCAGGTAGTCTTGCACGATGTCGATGGGAGACCGGCCGCCGTCCATCGCGTCGCCCATGTCGGCCACGCCAAAATCCTTGATCCCGTCCGGGTGGATCGAAAGGTCTTCCTCGTAAGTCTCGCCCAGGTCCTTTTGCTTGACGCGGTAGGCGCCGGTCCCGGACTGCCATTTCGCGGTCGGGAACATGCTCTGGACCCAGGCGTGAAGGTTGCTGAGAGCGCGGTCGTTCACTGTCCTCCAGAAGTCGCCGCCGCCGGTATCGTGACGGGCTCGCGCGGATGCCGCGGCCCGCTCGCTGATGGACGGTCCCATGCCCGCCTCGGCCCGCTTCTCAGCTTTCTTGCGGTCCATCTCGCGGGCCAGCTCGGCGGCGGCTCGCTGCGCCTCGCGGAATTGGTCGGCCCGTTCCTGAAGGTAGGCGACGAGGCGCGGGGCCTCGCGGATCTCCGTCGGCGTGCCGGGCACATGCCGGCCGGTCACGGTGAGGTATCGGCCTTCGGTGTAGATTTCGACCTGCGCAGCGTCGATCTTTCGACCGTCTACTAGGCCACGCACGAAGAACCGGAGACCCCGGCCGGATGGACTGATCTCGGTATAGGTCTCGGCGAAGTCTACCGCGACTTGCGCCCATGCCTGTAGCTTGCCGGTCTCCGGGTCGCGGCACTTGTCGAGGTCGATCCCGCTGTCCTCGATGTCGGGCGTGAGGACGTAGCCGATGCCGGGAAGGTTCTCGCGCTTGGCGCGGGCCACGGCCTGCTCATAGGTCGCCCAGGTCGCCGGGTCCGTCGAGGAGCCGTGCTGTCCGGTGTGCGGGTTAAGCGGCGGCTTGTCCCATTTGCCGACGCCCTGCCGGTTCACCTTCCATTCGTAGTTCCAGGCAAGCCAGTGCGGCCGCTCCCGCATCTCGCGGATGGCGGGCAGGTCCGGCAGGCCATTGAACGGCGGATAGGACGGCTTGGGCGGGCGCTCCATATTGGTGGTGCTCACATGGCCCCCGCTTTTTTCAGTGCGCTTACAAGGCGGGCGGTGAGGTCGCGTGTGCCCTGCCCCTCCACCTCGCGATAAATCTGCGCGGCGACGGCCTCGGAAACGTCAGTATCGCAGAGCTCTGGCGCCTGGACGTAGACGCGGACACGGACGCCCTCGGCGACTTGACGGATTGCGGTGAACCATCGGAAGCCGGGCATCGGAGCGTCGAGCATAGATCCTGAGCGCGTGACCTGCGCCATCTCGGCCTGCGAGGTATGGCGGACGCGGTGTGACCGATCGGGATGGCGAACGAAGAACCGGCGGTCGGCCTCGGTAACAGCCTCGAAGTCGACCGGGACGACGGGCATCTTACGGCGGCCCATCAGACAGACCGTCCGTGCGAAAGCGCGGCGGCGAGCGCGCTGCGCCCGGCCCCGTTGAACGAGACGTGCATGGGATTATCCTTGTGCCCGCGCACTGGCGGCTGCTACCGGAAGTTAGGCAGTTGCTGCCGGGGAGGAATGTCAGAAATGTCTAAGACAGAGCCGTTCGCAAGCTTCGCTAAAGTTCTGGAGAAGCATAAGGGCGTGCCGGAAGGTCGGACGGTGTTGTCTGTAAGAAAGGAACTAACAGAACGTTATTTTTGGCTATTCCAAGGAATTGAGAATTACGATGCTGCATTGAAGCACCAGGATAATACACTGGAGCTTAAAGTCGCTACGTTTAACGCTAATCGCGAAAACAACCTGGGAACGTTGACAATCAAACTTAAAACCGGCGGCGCAGCTCAACAGTATATCCTTGATCTGCGTTATGATAAGATACGTGTAGTGCAAGGGCAGCATCTTATGAGCGGAAACTCCCGCCAAGGGACATATGCCGCTGATGATGACGATGTGTTTCTTATCGCTCTAGGCAATCAGATACTTTCTGATCTTGGGGTCATCAACCACATCTGATTTCGTGATCCTGGCGCATAGTGCCGGGCCAGGATCGCGGCCCGCGCGTCGATGAGGGCCGCGTGAGAGCCGAATCGGGTGCCATCCTGCATCCGAGCGGCCCAGCCTTTCGGCGTCTGGTAGGCATGGCCCACGACGATCTCGCCGGCATAGATCGGGACGTGAGGCGAGTCAGGTTTGGTCGCTGCCACCGGCCTGTGCCTCGCGGGTCTTAAGCCACGTCCGGAGGGTCGCGCGTCGAGCGCACTGCTTCCCATTAAGACGGAACGCCGGAAGTCCTTCCTGTCGGATCAGGCCATAGGTCTGCCAGTATGACAGCCCCAGGAAACTGGCGATTGCCTTGACCCCGTGAAGGAGGTCGGCGCCGCCATCGCTGCTATCGTTCATGAGGGCATCCATGGGCAGTTTATGGGTGACGCATGCGCCGCGTTCCCAGGCAAATGGCGCAAAAGTTACGCAAAATCAGGCAATTAGCGGAAACGCACCCTACAATAGACAAATCCGCCCATTAGGCGGCTAAGTCATTATAAATACAGCGATTATCGTTCCCCGCTGTAATCGTGATCATGTTCTTGACGAAGTCGTCTTCGTTCTCGGTGGAGAGCAGAACCTCAATCGCCATGCGGTCGAAGAGCTGCGCGCCGAGCCGGAAGGCGCCGACGAGGAACTGGTTCACGGTCATCGCCAGCGTGGTGGCGACCGGCAGGCCCCAGAGACGCGGGGCGAGATTGCCCTGCGGCGAGCCGATGATGTACCGGCCCTGGGTGTCCTTGGTGAGCTCGATGCGGGCCCAATCAAACAGGCCCTGTCTTATCAATGACTTAGCGGGCTATGCGCAAACCATGCGTAAACGAGGCAGGCTAGATCGCGGCTGCAAGTGTCGGGCCTTCAATCCGGGGAGGCATGAGAGACGCCGCGAGACGGTCGCCGGGCTCGGCTCTGGCCCGTCCGCTGAGGATCGGATGGGCGTAGACCTGCAACGTCACGTCGAAGTGACTGTGACCGACGAGGGCGGCAACGTCGGACGGACCAACGCCATTGTGCATCATCATCGAACAGTAGAAGTGCCGGAGCGCGTGGAAGTGCATTTGCTTCCCGCCCGGCACCTTGAGCGACACCCGATCCAGCAAGGGATACCAGATTTCGTTTCGGAAGTTGCCCGGCGACATAGGGGCGCCGGTCGAACTCGTCAGGATGAAGCCCATCTCGTTCGGGACGTACCAGTCGGCCATGATCTCGCGTAGGGCATCGACCACGGGCGGCGGCATCGGCACGTCGCGGATGCCCGCCTTCGTCTTCGGAGGCTTGAGCTTGTCGGTGTCAGTGAGGCTGTGCCGAACCTCGATGACGTTGCGTGTGAAGTCGACGTGCTGCCCCCGAAGCGCACGGATTTCGCCGAGACGCAGGCCACAAAGCGAAGCCAGATAGACGAAGGCGCGAGTGAGATGGAAGCTGCGCTCGCGGAACCGGAACGGCCGATCCTGTACCGCCACGAAAAGGCGCTTAACCTCGGCTTCCTGAAAGGTCTTGATCCGCACGCGCGGCAAAGAGCCGATCTGCCGGATGGCCCCCTGAGCCGGGTTGGCTTTGGCGTGGCCGTACCGCTGCGCATACTCAAACACGCATTTCAGGTCGATGAGCCGGGTGCGTGCCGTCTGAGGTGCGAGACCCTGTTTCCGCACCACCGTGTGAAACCACGTCTCAATTTCGGAGGGCGTCACGTCCGCGATGAGCTTCTGGCCAAGCAGCGGCTTTATGTTCCGATCGACCGCCTTTTTCAGGTTCTCGTATCGGCCTTGCCCGATGATGCCGTTCCGAACGCGGTCCTCTTGTAGGCGCATGAAAGCTTCGCAGACTTCATCAACAGTCTTCTTCTCGCTCTCGGCAAGGTGAGTGCCGTCCGCCGTCTCACGCTCCACCTTCTGGCGGTAGGCGTCGGCCTGCTTCTTCATCTTGAAGGTGCGGCTTCGGTGCTTCCCACCGTCCTTATAGCGAACCTCCCATCCCGATTTCTTCTCGCCTTTCGGGGTCGTCCACTCGCGCTTGTTGACGCTCGCCATGTCAAAGGTCTCCTCGGGTCGAAGGGGAAGCGCCGTGCGTCACGGCGGTATAGGTGAAGTCCATTGCCGTCTGTCGTCCCGTGGCCCGCATCTCAGGGACGATAGGCAGGCCGAGGGCGAACCAGAGAGAGCCGGCGGCGCGGGCTCCGAAGGTCTGCCGGGCCTCGGTCACAAGCTGGCGCTTGACCGGCACCGTCTCCTCGCGGGCGGGGTCGAAGGGCAAGGTATCCGTGTGACGCGGATGCCTTTCCGGCGCGAAGAAATGCCGGAACAGCACGTCGTGGCACTCTCGCTGATAGGTCAGCACCAGGGCGCGGCTTTCGGCTTTCACCTGATTAGCGCCGATCCCGAAGAGCCAGCCCGGCAGGAGAGAGAGCGGCAGGGTTGCGGTCTCTTGAGCGCCGCCCGGCGAAGGTATGGTCATAATGGCCATACCTTCAGCCAAAATGGCGTCCCGCTTCGTCCGCCGTAGCTGCGCGGCCCAGTCGAGGCCGAGCCGGTCGGTGATGGGCTTGAGCGCGACGCGGACGGCGCCGGCTTCCTCAATGGCGAACAGGGTGTCGCCGTGAAACTCGATAGTCGTCAGCTTGGACATGGGGGTGATCCTCACGGGTTGCGGCTCCATCATAGAGGCGCAGGCGCCGCCCTCCGGGATTGGAGAGCGGCGTTCGTGAGGCCCGGCCGGGCTCGGTAGACCGACGCAAAACTGCGTTCGTGCTGCGGCCTCAGTTCTGAGGCGACCGTGCGAGCGGCCGGGCCGGGGGTGCTAGAGCGGCAATCTCGCCAAGTCGGCGGCGTAATCCCACTTCGCCTGAAGTCTGCGATGAAGGTCGCTCACCGCGTCAGCTATCGGAGCAAGGGCTTCCGGGCTGTAGGAAGTGCCGCAGGTTCCAAGCGCGTGGAAAACCTGAGACCACCGCCACACGTCTGCGATGTCGTTTTCCATGTCGCTGAAAGCGCACCAGATGGCGCTCGGGTGGGGCTGGTCCGCCATCAGAAGCCCCTCCATCCGCATCCAACCGTGCTCAGAACGAGAGCGGCGCGGGTCGAGGCCGGGGGCTCGCTGTTCCCGTGAAAGCGAGCGCCATCGTTTGCTGCCGGGATCATGTCGAACTGATCCCAGCCCGCCATTTCGTCCCGAAACGGGAGGGAAAGGCGCTGGATCGTGTCGCGGTTGCCGTACCGCTCCCACTGTAGCCAGCGACGCTCGTATTCGAGCCATGCGTCGTAGCTGTCGAGGAGGTCAGGGGTGAGCGGTGCGGCCACCGCCGAGGGCGAGCCGATAAGCGCCACGCTGCCGCCGATGAGCGGGAGCGAGGCGAGGCCGGAGAGGAAGCCCCGGCGGGATGCGGGGCCGCTCATGCCGTGAGTCCAGTCTGCTCGGCGAGACCATCGGCGTCACCGATGCCCCATTCCGCCATGTCGAGCTCGCGGTCGTCGTCGGCCTCTTGATCGTGACTCTCCTCGTCGTCCTCATGACCGGACCGCTTAAAACCCGCTCCAGCCCGCTCCAGCGCAGTCGCGTCGCCGTCCGGCGTGTTGGGGCCGAGGCCGAGTTGTCTCGCGTTCTCGCACCAGCCTAGCGCATCCTCGCCGCCCTGGTCGTCGGAGTTAGCGTCTTCGTCGGGCTCGACGTCCCCGTCGTCCTCAAGATCGGGGTCGCCGCCGGTCGCGTCGAGGAAGTCGATCCCCTCGGCGACGGCCTTCGCCACGCGACGACGAAGGGCGAGGAGGTCGGCGGCTTCCTGCCGGCGCATCTCAGCTTCGCGGATCTCCCACGACGGCATCTCATTCGGGCGCAGGCCGCGAATGGCGCGGGTCACAGGTCCGACCGTAGGCGCAGCCGGCAGCGGGGCGAAGAACGCCCGGCGCATATTTTGAAACGACATGGTGAATGGTCTTTCGCAGCTAAACAGGCTTCTCAGGGCCTGGGTCTTCAACCTTCTCAGGGGCATCCGACCAAACCAGTCAGCGGGACTGGCGCCGGGAGTCTGAGAACACGCTGCGAAACGTGCGCCACGGCCTTCACCCGAAGGCTCTTGTATAACCGTGGCACTCCCGGCATAGTGAGCCGGTCGCGACCCACGGTATCGGGCGCGTCGAAGATTTCGGCGACACTCCGGCCGGCAAGCCGCAGCACACGCCTATCGCAGATGGAATGCTATCCCCGGCAAGGGACCATTCCGAGAGTTCTCAGGCTCCATATTCACCATGACACGACAACCCCGCGCCCGGCAAGGCGGCGGGGGTTTCGTCGTGCACGTTTAGTAGAGGAGCTTGTTGCTCTGACGGAGTGCTCATGTCTGACGAAACGCCGACGCCATCGCTGGCCGATGCCGCAAGAGCTCAAAGGTCGCGCGTGGATGAAGCGGCAGCTAAAAGACTAAGCGATGAGGCCGCTCGACAAGCCGCCTTGGACAAAGTTGCTCTCGCATGGAAGGACGTTTCGGATCGATTTTCTCGTATTGTATCGAATGTTAACGATGAACTCGAGGGTACCGGCGCTTCCGTCTCAATGGTGAAGTCCGAATTTGATAAAAGTAAAAGAGAAGCGTCCGCTAGGTTCACCCTGTCCAGAGAGTGGACTCCGCAAATTAAGTCCTTTCTTCAGTTGTTCTGCGATTACGATGGGGCAATAAAAATCACTAGTAGCAATTCTGCTATCAAAGCTCATATGGAGGGCTATGTTTCGAACTTGCCAATGTCTTATTATGATGGGTACGTTCGAAAGTTTCTAGCCTTAGAACTGAAATAGCTACGGCTTCTTGGTCGCCTTTTGGATGCGGCGGACTTACTCGACGAACATCGGCGGGATACGCCATAGAGATCCCGCCGCATGAAATAAATGCGCCTAGGGCGCAGAGATTGCCCTTGCCTCTTGTGCGCCCAGGGCGTACACACTCCCCATGGATTTCGATTGGCACGATGAGAAGTCGGAGACGAACAAGGCCGAGCGCGGCTTTGGTTTCGACTTCGCCGCGCTGATCTTCCTCGGTCGGACACTCCTCAAGACCGATGACCGCCAGGATTACGGCGAGGTTCGTGTGAACGCCCTCGGCGAGGTCGACGGCGATATCTACAATGTCACTTTCACGGATCGCGGCGACGTGCGTTGGATCATTTCCGCCCGCCGCGCCAATCGGAAGGAGCGCAAGCTATGGCACGCGTCAGCCTAGACTACCTCAAGGCGAACCGGCCCCAGGTCGATCAAGCCAAAATGGACGCTACCACGGAAGCGGATATCCGCCGGCACATGGTCGAAGACGGCCACGAGCCGGACGCGGAACCCGTAGGCTATCGCGCCATGCCCTCGCCCGCCGATATCCGCGCACGGCTCGGCCTCACACAGGTTGCCTTCGCGAATGCGCTAGGTGTGCCGGCGGCTACCCTTCGGAACTGGGAACAGGGACGAAAGCAGCCGGACCCGGCCGCTCGCTCGCTATTGACGATCTTCGACCGTGAACCCGAAGCGGCGATGCGGGCGTTGGGGTTCGAAACAAAGCCGCCCTCGTTTCATGATGTCCTCGCCGAGATGGTCCGGGCAAGGAGTGTTGAGACTACGGTTGAGGATAAGGTCGGAATAGTGGTGGGTCAGTTGGAGGTACTTCTCGGGGTGCCGCCGGCCCACCACGAGTGATCTCGACAACCGCACCCCGGCTGCTAACCCTGCCGGGGCCTACGGCTTCCCCGTCGCCTTCTGGATGCCCGGCGGGAATTGTCGTGCACGCTTGCCATCCTCTCGCGGCAATCCACATTGTGAGAGGGCGGCAGCGAGTAGCGCCAGCTTTGCTCTACTGAGGTCGGGAGGATATTTTGAGCGAACAATCGGTCGAGAGCTTGAAGCTTATCAGACAGTATTTCGTCGCCAAAAGGCGGGATTGCGCAAGAATAGCGGTGGCAGATCTAAAACAAGGTATCCTTGCTGGCCAAATTAGTAAGGTTTTAGCGTATCAGAATGAAATCGAGACTATAGACAGAGCTATCGCTGATGAAGAGTCCGGTGAAAGCTCCCATCAGCCAGAAAGTATGAAAGGCCCTAGTAAGTCCCTCTAGCTGATGGGCTTCCCAATCTCGTTCGACCACACCCGCACGATGCGCGTGGTGATGCCGGCTCGGGTGAGGACAATCTACAAGCAGCAATGCCCTTACGAACCCGAGAATTCCTTATCCGAAAAATACATAGGAGGATTCGATGGCATCGGAAAACCTGACCTTTTTGCAGACCCACGGCAATCGGAATATCTACCGATTCGATCTCCCTTTGCCGACCGGTTCGGAGGTTTTCACGGAATATAGAGGGCGGACCTTTATTGTACGCGGTGATGGCTCACATCTCGAGACCCCGCCGGTTGAGACTTTCGAAACTGAGGAAGCCGCGCTGAAGTGGCTACACGACGCCTAGAATGGCTTAGGGTACTCAGGGCGGCGCGAGTATGCGCCACGACTGACCGTTGCCTTGACACCACAGACACCGGCTCGGGATTGCGGCATGAAAGTGCCGCAACTTTCTGATGCTCCGGATTTTCTGATGCGCGCCCTCGCCACCCTCGCCGTGTGTTCGCTCGCCCTGGCCGGGTGCCAGTCTTCGCGGGAGCCCAACCTCACTGTGGCCTCCACGCAAAGCCACACGCTTTCGCCCGCCCAAGTTGGGATTGTGAAGGCGGTAGTGCTCGCCGATCTGAAAGACCCCTACTCCGCTCATTTCGGACGAATTCTATCGGCGAAAACTGCACTATCGAACGGCCTAAACGGCTATGTCGTGTGCGGTGAGGTCAACTCGAAAAACAGCTACGGCGGCTATGTTGGGATGTCGCCCTTCATCGGAGCGTTCAAGCCCGACGGCAAAGAGTTCAAAGTTGTGGCAATGGGTGGCCCTGTCGTGATGACGGCAGAAGTCACAAAATATTGCGCCGAGGCCGGGATAACCTTTTAGGCCGCGCCTATTCGCCGAACGGGTCCACTAGAAGCGATCCGGTCGCCGGGATGGACGAGCTGATGATGGCCGAACTGATGGCCGCGCCTGCCGATCCGGCCGCGACCGAAACCCCGAATGCGCCGGCGAACCCGATCGCATAGTACTGGCCCGCCGCGACCGCCGCGACCGTGAGCGCGATGGTCAGGATGTTCTTGAGGGCGCCGTCGCCAGGAACCGGCTTGAGGACCACCATCGTTCCGATCTTGGGGCGCACACAGTCCCACATGGCCGGCGGAACCTCGATATTGTCCACGAGGGCGCGAATGATCCCGGCACGCTCGGCCGGCAGGCCCGGATAGCTGCGAACCACCATTTCGCCGATAGTCGTCCTCTCCGGCACCATAAGTGCCCGCTTGGCGTGCGGGTTCATGACGCTATCGAACGCCAAGACGGGGATCTCAGAAAGCATTGCGGGTCTCCACTTCACGATGCCGGTAAACGCCTGTCAGGCGATGAACCCAAGGGTTCCGGCTGTAGTCGACGATGCCGCTGTACGCCTGCCCGGACGTGGCATGGAGCATCCGGCCGGGGGTCGCGCGGATGCCGACATGGGCGTCCAGAGCGCCAACCCGGAACACGAGGATGTCGAAGTCCTCGGCGTCCTCCGGCGCCTTCCTGATCCAGGGACCGGCGGCCGACGTGCTTTCGGCGAACACCGCCGCAACCTCGGCTTTCTCGGCAATGCAGGCGACCTGGGCGGCATAGTCGGGGACAGTGATGCCGAGGTACTCACGATAGACGAGGCACGCCAACCCCCAGCACGCGATACCATCGCGCGTGAGGCCGCGCTCCTGCCAAGGCAGGCCGACGTAGGGGGCGCTCCAATGCATTGCCATGCCTAGTTGAAAAGCGAGGGGAACCGGCTGGCGGTCATCCGCCCTTCGGGCCACGGTTCGGAGGTGAAAGGCTCGCGGGATAGCTCTATGCCGACCTGCGCGGCGTCGTAGCTGGAAGCCACACCGCGCAAGCCTCGATAGCTGGTCTCAATGAAGTCAGGCGTCCCAGCGAGCACAACGAAAATGTCGGCACGCAAGTATGTCCCCGGAGTGATGCCCCGCAGAACAGCCGCCATATCTTTTGAAATGTTCTCGAACACAAGCCTCGTCTTCGGTGGCGCATTTTCCTGGTCGTCAGGCATAATCGCGCCGACCATCAGATAAATATAGTCCTCGCCAGCGTGCTTAGTGCCGTAGACCATAGGCTCAATTGAGAGGCGGACGGTCGGATCGCTTGATATACGAACGGGCTTTTCCAGACTCGGATGATAGATCGTCACGAGCATGATTGGCGTCTCTGCCGTACTAGGGGCATTCGCCCCCACGCGAGCATTGAGCGAGATTAGGCGGCCCATACGACGCGCTCCCCTTCCTGAAAGTCCGGGGTCTGTTCCCACCGGTGGATGAGCCGGGTACGGATGTCCCAGTGCGATATCGTGGTGAGTTGCGCGAAGGCGCCGATCCCGTGCGCCGGGTTACGCCTCTGAAGGTCCAGCAGCCGCACGCTGTCCGTCATAGGGTCGAAGTCCTCCAAAGCCTCGCGGCTCGAAACGATCTCGTGCACTCCCTCGACTACATCCGGCCCGGCCGGGTGCATGGCGATGTCCTCGACCGTCTGGATTTCCCATGGGAGCGGAATGCGCTCGTCGTCGTGGAACACGAAAGCGTCGAGGCCCGTGGTCTCAGACCTTCCGGCCACGGCGATGAGCCAGCGAGGGTCCGGCATTCGGTCCATCAGCGGCTTAGCCCGGTCGATGGCTGTCCGCACCGTGTCGAGGATCGTCGCCTTCAACTCGTCGTAGCTCGTCGCGCTGAGCGCGATTTCCTGAAACAGGATCGGGGCCAGCAATTGCGGCCCGGCCGCCGCGATGACCGCGTGAAGGTGCGGCATCTGCCAGACCTTCGGGCATGAGCCGGCGAAATGGCCGCCCTGGAACGCAGCGCCGTCCGTGATGACGTAGACGTATTCGGATTGCTTCACGACATTGATGGCTGTCACGGATCGCCCTGCCCTATCGGGTGGATGGAATCGCCGGCCGCGCACCAGGAATGGGATGCCGCCGGCTGTCGGGGTTGTTTCGGACACTCGCCGACTTGTCCGCCGCCGGACTGACCCGCATTTGCGGACCCGGCAGTCGCGTTACGCGGGGCGCTGGCGCCGTCCGCGTGATTTTTGAGCCTCCGGCTCCGGTTCCGCCGGGGCGGGCTCCGGCGCCGCCTCTGGCGCAGCCTCCTCGAAGGTCACGAGGCCATTGCCCCGCAACTCCACGGCCCGCGAGCGGGAGACCGGATAGGGCTGGTCGGTCGCCTGTTTCAGGTCCGAACCTTCGAGATAGGTCCGAACCGGCTGGACGATCACGTCATCCGTCATGATCGCCCCTTACGCCAGCGAGGCGGTGAGGCTGCCGGTGACGAAGGAGGCCGGACGCTTCACGGTGAAGGCCAGGCGCTCCTCGGCACGCAGGGTGATGAGGTTGCGGCGGAAGTTGTCGCCGTCTTCCGACGATGCCAGCACCTCGACGCCCATCCGGTCGAAGATCTGCGCCTGCGTCTTGAACGGGCCAACGAGGAAGGTGCCCTTCGGCATCCGGTTCGTCGTCGCCACCGGCGTTTGCCAGATCCGCTGAAGAACGGACGCCTCAAACGGCGAGTTGCCGATGTAGCGGCCCTGAGTGTCCTTCATGGCCTGAAGCATCCGCCAATCGACGGCGTTCAGCACCATGCCGTCCACCTTCCAGTTCAGCGCTTCCACCTGAGCGATGGCCTGGATGAGCACGTCGAGCGGCGAGCCCATCGCGTTCGTCCACTGCTTCGCGAACGCACTAGCCTGCGGCACGATGCCGAGAAGGTTCTGACCCGTGCCGTCGCCGAACAGAAGCTGTGCGTCCTCAACGTCGGCGAGGCCGTTGCGGGCTTCGGCATCGATGGTCGCGGCGAGCGCCGGGGCATCGTCGATGATCTGCCGGCTGGCGAGGAAGTAGTGCGCCAGTGTGCGAACCGGTGCCGTCACCTCCTCGAAGGCCATGTCCGACTGAGGCTTGAGCGCACCCTCGGCGACCATCGCCGCGTTGTTCGTGCGGCCGGTCATGCGAGGATAGCTGACCGCGTTCGACTCGGTCGTGCCGGCCGCCACCAGATCGCGTACCGTCAGCGTGTTCCAGGGCATCAGCGACAGGTCGGAGACGCGACGGTCTACCGGCACCAGGGAGCCGCCAGAGCCGGACACGCTGGTGATGTTCTTGTGTTCGCCTTCGGTCGAGGCCACCTCGGCGCGGAACTTCAGGCCCTGCCGATCGCGGGATCCCTGGAAGCCCTTGTACTCATCGGACTCGACAAAGCGCTGACCCCAGCTCTTCGTGGCGATGCCGCCGCCGCGACCGCCGCGGGCCGCCTTCTGTTCCACGTCCGATAGGCGGGCGTTCGTCTCGGTGGCGAAGCGTGACACCTCCCCGAACTTCTCCTTCACCATCGTCGCGATGGCGCTGATGTCGCCCCCCTGAGAGTCAGGCGGAGCCAGAGCGACACGGATGCCGCCGATGTTGCAGGATGCCAGGAAAGCGGCCGAGCCGGCGCCAACAGAGCGAATGAGTTTGGTCATGTGTCCTCACTTCCAGGCGCAGCACACGGCGAGAGCCTGCAATGGTTGGGTTCCGTCTGGCTCGTGCTGAGACGATCACCGCGACGGGCGACAAAACGAGAGCCTGAGGCCCTTCCAGTTCTGCCCTGCCACTCCCTCATCCCGAGGGCCGCGATAGGTGCCGCCCGCTGGTGCTAGGCGGCCATCACGCGCATCTCATCCCAAGACCCGCGCAAGCAAATTACAACTAAACCGCACGATAGGTTGCGTCAATCCGTGCAGCCAAACCAATAAGCGGAATCAATGGCTAGCGGCGCCGAGGCCGTTGCGGCGGAGAGCGACTTTGCTTTGAAGTTCAGGGCTCGCTTCGGCGAGCTTGGTCCCCACGGTGAGGAGCCGCGTCGCCGTTCGCCCGATCCCTTCAAGATCGAGGCACAGTGCCGTGGCAGTCGCCATAGCCGCCTCCACGACCTCAACCGGCGGAACCCCTTCCTCAATCATTCGACGCAGCACGTCCCTGACTTCGGCGTGGACCGGCTCGGCGGTCAGGTCTTCGTTCAGAGAGGCGTAAGTGTCTCGCATGGTCGGATCCAATCTTTGTCGGAAGGGGGGGGGCGGGGGGGGGCAGCACCCCCAAGGAGTGAGGCGCTTTCCGCAGCACTCCGCACGTCGGATGGTGCGGATTTCAAAGGGGTTTCATAGGGACGCGAAGTGGCAGCAAACCTTGTGCGATCTTAGCATCGGCTAACTTTAAGCATGGCGGCTAAGATGCTGTGCCCGAATTGATTTCGGCGCTCTGCCCGAACCGATTTCGAGGAAAAAAATCAGCATTTCCTCAGGGCCTTACGTGCGGACTCCGCACGCCACACCAACCGTCCAGGGGAAAAAAATCTGCGAATGCGATCCCATGCGATGCAGGCCCCTTAGGGCTGTAGAGTTTCGAGGTGCCCCCCTGCCTCCCTCAGGGCCAAGCGCTGCGGACTAAAACAGCTTCGGTGCTTGTGTTAGAAACCGTGGAGCTATGCCGCATTGGACGCGCTAGCGGAGGCCATCCTTGCACAAGTACCTTGCTGTACTAAGAACTGTGGCGCTCACCGTGGTAGCATTCGCTGCCGGCGCTGTTTTGTTCACGGACAACCTGTCAAAGCTCTACGATGCGACACAAAGAGTTTTAAACCCAGTTGGTGAGCCGTCAGATATTGTCTTACGAGATCCGTCGCCCATTTTTCTGGGAAGGTCTCGCTCTATTGAGGGGAAGGTAAGCGATACAGTTGCTGTTATTGCGGAATTCATCATAACAAAGAAGTCGGAACCAGAAATTGAAAACTGTGAAATCTTGTTCATCTTGGGGGATAGGTCGTACAAGGACAACGATAGATATATGGCTTTATCAAAGGGCAAGTTCGATAGAACGATTTCCGGATTTTTCACTTTCGATAAACAGAGTTATTCGAAGCAACTGAAAGTTCGGATTGAATGCTCTAATGCAGTCACAGGGTGGCTGGCGCTGCAAATGCCAAAGCTGCCACTGAAATGAGCCCCGCGCGCATCGCGCATGTAGATAAAACAGGCGCATAGGGCTAGCGAAGTCCATGCCGCCTCGCCCTCGCATCCGCCGTCTTCGTCGTGTGGCATGAGCCGCACCGCAGCCGGACATTCGCCTCGTCCAGGCCGAGGCCGCCGTCGCTGATCTCCACCACATGATCGCAGTAGATGCGGGTTCCTGTGCGTCCGCAGTCCTCGCACTTGCGGCCTCGGGTTCGGAGGAGCCGGTTACGAAGCTCTCGCCATTCCGGCGTGCTGTAGAATGGCTGGCCGGGCTCGGTTCCCCGGCTCACTGTTATGCGGGGTGCGAGGGTGCGCAGCTGTGGCTTGAGGGTGGTGAGGCGAGCCATGGAAGAGACCTTATCTGAAGATCATTATTGGCTGGTGAAAGGCGTCGCCGACCGTTGGTTTCTGCTTCCTCTGGCAAGAACGTCGCGGCGGTCGTATGCCAACTAGTAGGCGCACGGCGATGGGCTGCGTCGAGCATGGATCGGCAGATGGGCGAGAAAAAACAAAAAGCTGCTTGGGCTCGGCCTAATGCTGAAATTGTGGAGGCGTTGACACACCAAGTTGGTTTCATGCGCTCATCATGTCGGGCGTACGACAAAGGTTCTTTGCAGGAAGCTCAGCGCCTTGCGTCGGCTGTATACATAATCGTCGTAGACGGCGGCCAGAGAAGTCTCCTGACGCAATTGTCTGCTCGTAGAGACTTGCAGTTTTTTGACTCAACATACGCAGACGATCCGAGAAATCTAAGTGAATATATGCCAATGATATTAATGCGTGTGGGTGGGTTGAACGAGAAAGGAGATATTGATTGCAAATATGTCCCTGTCGTAAATGGCCCTATGACGTCGGGCGAGAATGTCAAATTCGTTGATTGGTGGGAGAGGCGAATAATATTTGATGATAAACGTGGAAACGCCTTGACAAGAAGGAGTATTGTTCGGGCGCTAAGGAGCCAGGACGGGGGTAGTCATTTCGACGAGCACCTTACAGACCCGGCGTATGTTGCATTGTCGCGAGAGAATGCCCCGGGTTGGGGATTTGGCGTAGATGGTGACATCAGCACTCCTTTCCCCCCCGGTGCGCATCTCGCCATGATGCGTGTCATAGCCTGGGAGCTAGAGAAAACACTGGTAGATGGTCAGTTGCTGAAGGGGCCGGTCGAGACCGGAACGTTTCCTGCTCCCGAATAGGCGTCGCATCACCTTGCTTACCGGCGTTGTGCGTCGATCTCGTCGTCAGGCGTGAACCACCCAAGTTCAGCGGCTTCCAGCGCATCGTTGAGCATGTCGCCGAGCGAGACCGCCTTGGCTCTGGCGCCGGGCTCCGTGCTGTCGATCTCGGCCATCGTAGACCACCCGAAAGGGCCGCCGGAGATGGAGACGCTGATGGTGCGGGGATGCTCCACCGTCTCAAGCGCCACGACCTGAAGGCCCCGGATTTCGGCCCATTCGTGGATGAGACCGTGAGTGTGGCGGCTATCACTCATCGTCGGTCGGCACCTTCGCGCGAGGCTGCGTCGGGATGTAAAGGGCGCGCCGCATATCGAGCGTCATGTCGTGACCGTCCGCGAGACCGGCGTGCGCTGCCTCGCGGGCCCGGAACCTCCGGTTCTCGTCCAAGGCTTCCTGCCGGCGCTTCTCGCTGAGATCCTCGGTCACATCCGCGTGCCCCATGGTTGGGCGGATTTCGTCGTGCCATCGGGCAACAGCAGCATCGCGCTCGGATTGCGTCGGCACCTGCTCCACGCTGGCGGACAGGCCGGCCTCGATTGACCCAAGCTCGCGCTGGAACGGGGCCGCGATCCGGTTGGCTTCAATCCGCAGCTCCGGTGGCTTGGGGGTGAAGCGAGGGTTGGCCCCGGCGATCGTGCCCTGCATCCAGTTGAGAAGCGCTTGGCGGATAGCCCAGAGCGGAAGGCCCATGAGCGACGCCACGAACATGCTGACCATCTCGTCGAGGTCGTCTGCCGTCATCTTGAGGTCCATGCCGGCCATGAACTTGAGGAGGGACGTCCGCACTTCCTCTTTGGTCGCCGGGATCAGCCCTAGCCGCAGGTCATCGGCCCGCGCCGTCAGCTGATTCCGCTCACTTTCGGTCGGAGCGGATCGGCTCGAGATCGAGTATCGACCTGGCCCCACCCATTCGGCCGCGCTCCGAAGGCGCGACACGATCCGGTCCACCTCCGGTGTGGGGTCGCCGATGGGCACCCTGATCGTCGAAGGGATCGTGGTTGTCATGAGCCTCACGCTCCATGCGGTCGCGCTTGAGCAGGGTGGTCGCCGCGTTGTCGGGGCGAGACCATTGGCGCGGCGCCGCACCGCGCGAGATGTCGGGGCGCGGCGCGGGCTCGTCCGCCCAATGGCCGCCGTTGAGCCAGGTCTTCGGGTGCTTCGTGTATTGGGGCTCTTCGTCGGTTCGCTCGGCTGCGTACCGCGCGACGCCCGCCATGAGATCGTCCAAGCTCGCCCGGCCGGCCTTCAGCACGCGGTCGAACACAGGCCGACACGCTTCCTTGCCGACCTTCCTCGGATAGAGGCTCCACCACCGGTCGAACGCCGTTGGCTCGATGACCGATAGAGTCCTCTTTCCCTTCCCTTGTTCTAACTTCCCATGTTCGGGTCTGGATTTCGGACCACCCCTAGTCTGGATTTCGGACGGGGGTGGTCCGGATTTCGGACTAGGGGGTGGTCCGAAATCTGTACTAGGGGGGTGGTCCGTATTTCGGACTACCCCCTGGTCTTCCGGGGCGCGGTCGAAGGCGAAGCTGTAGCGGTTTGAGACGTGGGACTGTGCGCCAGTGCGGCCGGGCACCTTCACCCGCTCGACTGAGATCCAGCCGCCCGCCTGCAGGTCGGAAATCGCCTTGATGACGGTGCTGCGCGCTGTCCCAACAGCCTGCGCCAGGGTGTCGTAGGAGGGCGAGCACTGCCCGGTCAGCGTGTTGTGGTGGTGTAGAAGGCGTGCCGCTACCGCCTTCGCAGCCGGCGAGAGCGCCGGGTCGCAGACGATGGCCTGAAGCAGCCGCCACTTGTGGAGGAGCGTGAGGGCTGGCGCGCTCACGGCGTGCCGTTCCGGCCGCCGGGGTGAACCGGAGTCGCGAGAGTGCTCATGATGTGGGATCCTTGGGGGCGACCGGCCGTACCGCACGGCGAGTGGCCCAAAGGGCTGAAACCGATGCTTTGGAGCGCTTAGCGCACGCCGATGGTCGGCCGGCTCACCGGTGGCGCTGCCGTTCGAGCCGCCGTGGTCTTCGCATGTCGCGCCAGGATCGCGCCTTGTGCGGCCTCAAGCGAGCCGTGGAAGCCTACCCGGGTACCGTCTGACATGCGCCCCGCCCAGGAATTGCGGCCGAGCTCGAAGGCCCGCCCGACCACCGCATCGCCAGCGTAGACGGGGACGAACGGAGAGGAAGGCTTAGCCACGGTTCGGCCGCGTCGCTTCGGCGCGAGAGCGCATTTCGTCGTTGATTGCCGACCTGAGAGCACAGACGGTTCGGCCCAACTTGAACGATGGAATGAGCTTCTGAGCCACCCGGTGCTTGGCCTGCCCTCTGGTGATCCCTAGGTGCGCGGCGATGGCCTCAAGGCCGTAGAGTGTGTCTGCAGGTTCTATCTTCATGGCTCGCCCTCATGCGCAAATCGTGCGTAAAACATGCGCAACTGCCGCGCCGGCCATGCGCAGACTTCATTGTCTTTTCAGGCACTTACCCAGCCATAGCCGGCCATCGTCAGCTGCATAGAAAAAGCCGCCAAAAGGCGGCTAAATCCTTGCTCTATATGAGCTTTTACCAGAAGGATGCTGACACGGGCCCAGTCTGTGTCGTTCAGGACGATACCGGTGGACGGGTAGAGAGCCAGCGTTGCCTGAAGGATGGCGAGGCGCAGGCGGTCGATCGGGGTTTCCGCGGTCGGCGTGAACGGCGCAGCATAGGCCGAGGCCTGCGGGATGATGCCGGTCAGGTTCTGGCCGGTGCCGTTGCCGTAGAGGATCTGCGCCTCCTCGACGAATTCGAGGCCGTAGCGTGCGCGGCCGTCGATGTAGGAGACCAGACCGGGGGCATCGTCGAGCAGCTGGCGCGAACCCTTGAAGATGTGGGCCAGCGTGCGGACGGGCGCCGACTTCAGGTCGAACGTCAGCTCGGACTGAGGCTTGCGGGCACCCTCGGCCACCATCGCCGCGGCGTTGGTGAAGCCGGTCTCCACCGGGTACTCGATGTTGTTCGACGAGGTCTGACCGGGGGTGATCAGGTCACGAACACGCAGCGGTCGATCCGGCAGGTTCACGATACCCTGGCGATCGGTGACGACGAGCGACGAGCTCGGAGAGACGCCGGTGCCGAGGGTGGCCGGGGCCGTCATGATGTTCTTCGTCTCGACGGTCGCGCGGATCTGGCCGCGATACTGCGAGCCCTGCTCCTTCACGCCCTTGAAGCCCTCGCTGTCGGCGAAGTGCTGACCGAGGCTCTTCGTCTCGGAGTTGCCGGGCCCCCCGCGACGAGCGCCCTTCTGCTCGACATCCGCGAGACGCGCGTCGAACTCGGAGACCTTGGCGTTCATCTCGGTGATGGCCTTGTCGGCCGCCGCCTTGGTCTCCTCGGTCATCTTGCCGAGGCTCTTCATTTCGCCCTCGGCCTTCTCGGCGAAGCGCTTCACCTCGTTGGTGGCCGCCTTGAGCCCGCCAGCGAGAGCCTTGAACTCGGCGTCGCCGGCGCCGCCCTGGGAGCCAGCGGCGGCTGCAGCGCCGCTGTCGGGCGGGGCGAGGTGGATGCGCGGGCCGATCTGGCACGCGAAGAGAACGGCCGCCGAAGCGCCGATGGAGGTCATGCGGGTCATGTGGTCGATTCCTTGATGGATCAGGGGAGCTTGAAGCCCGTCAGGGCGCTGCCGAGATCGGACAGTGCCGCCTTCGCTTCGGTTTCGGCCTGGTCGCGCCCCTCATCCCGAGGACTCGCCTTGAACAGCCGCGCGGCCATCGCGTCTGCCTGGGAATGCGAGAGACCCAACTCCTCCCGGAGCCAAGCCTTCACTTCCCGATCGTTGATCGCGCCTTTGGTCCAGCCGATGAGGCCGTCCGGGGCGCGTGAACCTGTCAGGGCCTCGTAGGTGTCGCGGAGGGCGTCCATGAGGAGCGCGCCGTCCTTCGCCGACTGGCCGTAAAAGTAGGAGCCCATGAACCCGTCATGGATGCGGATCGCTTCTTCGAGGCGCGTCGCGGCCTTTGCCGTATCCGGATCGGTCAGGACGGACGCCTTCAACTCGGCTCGAGCGAGCCGCTTCATCTCCATGACGCGCGCCTGCGCATTCGATGGATCATCGACGAGACTGATCTCGCCGAGGTGGAGGGACTTCAGGGTGCGCTTCGGCTCTCCCGGCTTCTGGCCGTAGGTGGCGCCATTCTTCTTCACCCGGTAGCCGATGGAGAGACCGCCCAGGGCACCGTCCTTGACGAGCTCGTAGCGCATCCGGCCGGCATCGGTGTTCATGCCCGAGAGCTTTCCCTCGACACGGAGGCCCTTGTCGTCTTCCTCGACGTTGGTCCAGACACCGACAGGGACGCCGTCTCCGCCGTATACGCCGTGCATGACGTGCATCGGGACGCCGCGGCCTTGTGATTTCCGCTCGGCGAGCGACTCCTTGAAAGCGCCCGGCAGGATCACGTCGCCATGGCTGTCGACATTGCCGAACATGGCGCCATAGCCGGAGAATACGCCCTCGGCGGCGTTCTCGGCGAACTTGAGCTCCAGCGGAGCAACGAAGACGTCAGGCTGCATGGGACACTCTCAGTCTCCGCACCTCCGAGCCGCTGCCCTCTATTGAAGAGCCGCACAGCAAGTGCTAGGTTTCGGTCAAGTCGTGAGGCGTTTCGGACGTTCGGCTCGGGGACGATCTTCAGATCGGGCATCGAGCATCACGGCGCTCAATCCCACAGCGTGACCAATTCAATGCGGCGCTTGCCGGCGTGGATTTCCGCGACGAAGGCTAGGCGGCGCTTACCGATCGTCTTTTCAAATACGATGCGCGGCTGACCGTTCGGCCCCGGGCGCTTGCCAGCAAAGATGCGATCGGGCTTCAACGCCACCTCACGTAGAAGTCCTACGTCCGTTGCGTTCGACAGCAGCCCGGGCCTTTTTTTGCGCACATGCGCGATGCCCTGATTTGTAACTGTGTGAGCGAAACCTGAAACGTCGATACCCGTCAGGCGACGTATCTCTCCGGCTCTTCGAACGGTCCCTAGCTGCGCCCGGACAGGCTTTCCTCCGAGCCCGACCGCATCGAAAGCGGCAGCCAGCCCGGATACCCAGCGCCCGCGAGCATCTCGCAGTTGACCGCCATCAAAAGCCTTAAGGGCCAGCCCCTCCGCCATCCTGGCCAGGGCGGCCAGAGCCATGAACCCAAAAGGGGCTTCGTCGAGCGCACCTCCGCTGGCCCTGTTCCGTTCAATCTGTGGGGCCGACTCTGGGGTGGCCGGCGCAGCCTGGCCAAGTTTCTCGATCGGTAACATCGCCGACTGCATGAAGAGGCTGTCGCCGCCAGGAAGCGGGGGCTTGTTCTCGCGGGACCGGATCTCGTTCGGGGTGCTGAGGCCATGGGTAACCTCGGCGCTGTAGAGCTCGGCGCGCCCTTTGCTGTCGGCGCGGAGCAGGCCTTCGACGTTGAACTCTGGGAAGTAGCGAAGCTGCTCGGCTGCCGTCAGACACTTCGACCAGATCGCCTGTTCGGTTGCCTTCAGGTGAGATCGCAGGGTGTAGGTCAGGAACCAGAGGTTCATCTGCTCGAGGCCGGTGCCCCAGGCGGTGGCCTTGTCCATGTGCCCGATCATGACCGGCAGGACGCCGAACCACCGGCAGATCACCTCGACGTTGAAGCCGCGGGTCTCGAGAAGCTGTGCATCCTCTGGCGGGATAGTGAGGGACTGGAAATCGAAGCCGCCCTCAAGCAGGGGCGTGGAGCCGGTGTTGTCGGCGCCCTTCCATCCAGCGATGAGCGCCTTTGCATCCTCACGCTGTTCTGGCGTGAGAAACATGGGCGCCTTCAGAAAGCCCGAGGGACGCATCCCGTTCTTGAAGATCCGCCCCGCCGACCGCTCGGCGCCCATAGCGCTGCCCAGGCTGTGCCGACCGGCGGCGATTGCCGACATGCCGATTTGCCCGTCGAGCGAGAAGCCCTTGAGATGGAGAACCTGATCCTCGGTGAATGTCTGCGTGAGGCCCTGGAAAGCGTATCGGTAGGTCAGCGACCCATCGACTTCCCGTGTGACTTGAACGCGGTCCGGCCGCATCGGAAGCAGCGCCACCACCCGCTCGTTCGCACCGCGGACGATCTCGGCGTAGGCGTTCCCCCAAAGCAGCTTGCAGGCGAACAGGGCCTGCCAGAACTCGACCGCCGTCATCTCGGCGTTGGGCTTGTCGTGGAGCACTCGGTAGAGTGGGTGCCCGCTGGCGACATTGTTCCGGCCCTGCGCGTCGCGCTCGTAAAGCGGCAACGGCAACGTCGCGATCGTCTGCGACATCAGGCGAGTGCACGCCCAGACTGCGTCCAGGGTGAGGGAGCTGTCGACGGTGACGCGCTCGCCCGAGTGGCTTTCCTCGCCGCCAAAATATGAGATCAGACGCTGGTCGGTGAGGCCCAACCCGCGGGCGACCGTCAGCGCCGCCTTGCGGAGTAGGCCCATGCGCAGTCCTTCAGGCGAAGATCGGCGCCGCGAGGAAGCCGCCGAGGTTGGCGTTGGCAGGCGCGGCGGGGTTGAGTGACATCGGGACCACTGCGTCGAACAGTGACATCACCGGGTCGATCTTCGCGTCGCCGGCATTCTGCTTCGTCGCCCGGATGGCGGTCGCGGTCGGTTCGATTTTCAGATTGCCCACGGCCCAGGCCATGAGGGTCGATCCGGAGTGGCGCAGCGTCCCGTTTGCGAGCTTCCGCTCGGCGGTCTTGATGGCGTTCATCATGCCATATCCCTGCGGGACACCGACGAGGAGCTTTGCTTCCTGCGTCACCCCGATCTCGGCCATGGCTTCGATGAACTCGCCGAGGCCTGCCGGGTCGACGCCGACACAGGCGAGAAGCCCGCGTTCCTTCACGTCCGAAACGATCTCCACGATGGCGGAGATGTCGCCGAGCTCATCATCGACGATAGTCAGTTCGCCGGCCCGCTCGAAGTCGCGGAGCTTGGAGGCAATCGACTTGCGGCGCTCCAGAACGCCCTTGTGGCACCAAGCATGGGTCCATGCGAGCCAGTCGCGAGACCCCCTCTCCCTGCCGATAACCGTGAGGCCGAACAAATCGTCCAGGCCGCCGCCATCGATGCCGATGCAGACGACCTCGGATCGGCTCAACACCTCGTCGAGGGTGAGTGCCGCATCCGCCCGATCGTTCCAGTAGTCGGCCCCTGACCAGCGGTTAGCGCGGAGGTCCATCCCGATCTGGACGTTGAGATGCTTGGCGAGGAAGGTCCGGCGAGTCTCTTCGCCCTTCGCCAATTCCTTGACGAGCTCGTCTTCCAGCCATTCCCGGCTGACAGATCGTCCCATGTTCGGGTTGGTGATGTAGAAGTTGTCCGGCTCCAGGTAGGCCTTCGCTTCCACCATCGCCTTCGGAAATTCGTAGATGACTGCGAGGCTCTTGCGATCGGGGATCTTGCCGTCGCGAACGTCGCGAAAATAGTCCAGCTTGTCCTTGAACACCCCGGCAGGCGGAGCATCGCTCTGCGTCGAGATGGAGATCACGAACCCTTCGGGCCGGGAGACCAGGCCGCCGGTGGCTTCGCGCAGCATCGCATCAGCCCGCGGCTTGCTCCCAAACTCCCATAGCTCGTCGATCAGGACGAACGCTGCCTTCTTGCCCACCACTGTCGCGCTATCGGCCGCGACGACCTTCAACGTGGCCTTTGTCACCCGGTGCGTGATCGTCCGGATGTGATCCTGGATGTGCATCATGCTGTCGAGTTCGGGGTCGGCCCGAACCATGTCGGCAGCTGGCTTGAAACTGTTCTGCGCGGCCTCAATCGTCGGTGCCAGGATCAGAAGCTCGTTCGACAGGCGCCAGTTGCGAAGCAGCGCCGTGAGCATGATGCCGGCCGAGACCGTCGACTTGCCGTTCTTCTTCGAGATGAGGAGGAAGAACTCCCGGATGAGGCGTTTGCCCTTCTCCGCATCGTAGGCGCCGAAGATCGCCGCCACGAAGTCGAAAACCCAGTCCTCGCAGGTTTCACCGAATGTCGGCGACCCGGCCACATCGACCACGATCAGCGACTTGAACACCTCCAGAGCCGCATCCGCCTCGCTTGGGAAGAGCGGTGGCGACGTAATCAGCGACCGGCCTGCCACGATGCGCTCGGCCCAGTCAGGGCAAGCTGTGGTCCAATCTTTCATCTGTTATCGACGATGAGCCTCGGCGCGGAAGGGGCAGAGAACTTGCCGCCCACCTTCTCAGCCGCAGCCTGTCGTTCGGCCTTCTTCCCGCCAGTGCCGGCCTTCTCAGCCTTCTCGTCCCTGGCGATATCGAGGATCGCGCGCGCTGCGGTCACCCGAGGCGCGGGGAATGGTGAGTTGTCCATGACGTCTTGCAACGTCGCGTAGGCTTTGGCGACGAGATCCGCGGCTGTCATGCTCGATGCCGGTTCCTGACGCGCCTTCACGATGATCTGAGCGGCGTCCTCGACCTGACGCTCTGCCTGCTTGACCGTAATCGCGTGTTTCGGCTTGCGGCCAGCGCCAGAGCGCTTTCCGCCCCGTCCGAGGCCAGTTGATTTCGTCATGCCGTATGAATTCCGCCCGTTTGATTTCGAAAGGACCGGGAGGATTTAATCTGCGAATGCGATCCCATGCGGTAGCCGGCCCTTAGACCGTAGACTTTCGACCGCCCCCTACCCTTCGGCAGATGCCACATCAGGCGCCTAGGATGGCCCAGGATGCCCGTCAGCCCCGTTGGGCTAGGTCGGCATCAATCCCATGCGCCGCGCCCGCTCAGCGGCCGTCTTGCGCCCATGGTGAGGAGGGCAGAGCGCCTGCCCATTGCGTGGGTCCAGCGGGTCGCCGCCATCACGTCTCTCGACGATGTGGTCGGCATAGAGCCGGACGCCACCTCGCCTGCCGTGGGCCGTACATCCGGGCCATTGGCACTTCCACCCTGCGCGCTTCAGCACCTCTTGGCGCCAGGCTGCGTGCTCAGGTGTCAGTAGCTCAGCGTCTGCTGCCTTGGGTGCCGGGATCGCTGTGCGAGTGTCTAGGGTTCCTAGACGAGGCTTCAGGGTGGTGAGACGGGACATATAAACTCAACACATCTGTTGACTTCCACAGAAGTGTGGAGTATGTTAGCCTTCATGAACGCGAACGAACTCCGCAAGCTCCTGGCCTCTAAAGGCTGCACCTTCGAGAACCACAAGGGCGGCTCAGGCCACCTTACGGTACGGAGGGGCGACAAGGTCTCTCAGTTGCCGATGCATGGCAGCCGGAAGGAACTCGGCACGGCGCTCGTGAACCGTATTCTCAAGCAACTGGATCTCAAGTGATGATCGGATACCGCATCGAACTGGAGCCGGATGACAACGGCTCCTTCCTCGTTACCTGCCCTGCCCTGCCGGAGGTTACGACCTTCGGAGATGATGAGTTCGAGGCACGCATTCATGCCGCCGACGCGATTGAAGAGGCGCTGGGTGGGCGGATTGCGAGCGGCGAAGCGATACCGCCTTTCGAGGACGACGCCGGAGCCATTCGGCTGTCGCTTCAGACCAAGCTGAAGGTGGTACTCTATCGCGAGTTGCTGGCCGCCGGCATGACGCGAGCGGACCTGATGCGACGGCTTCAGTGGAATAGGGAGTCGGTCGACCGGCTGTTCCGCCTAGATCACGCATCAAGGATCGACCAGATCGACATCGCAATGACCGCTCTTGGCAGAGAGGTTGATCCGACAGTCCGCCAAGCGGCTTAAGCTGCCCCTTCGTCTCTCTCCCGCCTCAGCGGCGAATTGGGGCGGCAAGAGTGAACTCCAGCCGCCCGAACTGATGTCTAAGCCGCAACGCTCTCGCGCTCAGGATACTGCATGCGCTCGTCGCCGGGTGGGAAGCCGAGGCGGCCAGCCTCATCCTTCGCCAGCGCGCGTGCGATCTCACGCGCCAGTTTGGCGTTGTCGAACTCGCCCTTCACCTCGGAGCCGCATGGGCGACCCTCAGTGTCTTCGACGTAGCGGGTGATGATGTGCCGCTCTACCGGTCGGACTTGGTAGCAAACCTTGCCGATGTTCATGCCTGATGTCCTGTCGTGTGGAAGCGACGGCCTTGGCCGCCTATCCGCGAGAACGCGGACCTCGTTGCCGTTCAGCGGCGAATTGGGGGATGGGCGGGGCGATGCGGGCGGGGCCTGCCATGAACCCCGCAATGTGAACCGAAGCCGGGGCCTCGTCCTACGGCCGGCAGATTATCACCGTGTCGCCGCATCGAACTGCTTCAAGACAGGCTTGGCACATGGCCCCATTCAACCCGCCACCCCGGTTTCAACCAACGGCGGGCACCTTGCCTTGAACTCTTCCATCTCCCTCGGCCTTGGGGCTGGGGAGAAGGGTGGAAATGGTGCCGGCGGGGTGGAATCGAACCCCCGACCTTCAGCTTACAAGGATGCTGCTCTGCCACTGAGCTACGCCGGCTTAAGCCTAGCGTGTGCTCGTTCGGATGATGATGGCCTCGGACATGGCAGCTTCCGATAATCTCCGGGGCGGCAACCCTGCGGTCGCAATTCTCACCCGTATGAACGTCACCACATCATGGTTTGAACGCCGTGTCAACCGCCTACTTCCAGCAACGGTGGAGGGCGTTTAGGCCAATGCGAAGCGCCCCCAATTCCGCGTCGTTCCGCGGGTCTTTCAGCATGACGCCAATGGCAACGAGAGCACCAGCACACGCGGCCCATTCGCCAGTGTCGGCGAGCGCAGTCTGCGCCTCGTGCCACTGCGCCTTGATCTTGTCGGCCTCCTCGAAGGTCATGTCGCGCGAGGTCGCCTTTCCACCGGGCGCGTCGCTGATGGCTTGGCATGGGAACTTCGGCGCGACGCCGACCACCTGATGAGCATAGCGCTGATAGAGCTCAATGTACTTCTCACTCGCGTTAAGCTGATCAATGGTGATCGTGCCGGCGAGGTAGAGCCGGCCGATCGGGAAGCCGGCTTTCGGATCACGGGCGCCAAGCGTTTGGTTCAGTCGAGGCGACTTCACAGAGCGCCTGTGAGGCTGGTTGAGAGCCACAGATAGGGCTTCGGTCTCGGTCATGTCTTCCTTGGCCTTCCTGGCCTCGCTACGGCCCTTGCGGGTGGTTGGGCGCTGGGGTTGCCCGCTTGCCTCGCGACGGGGCGCTGCGAGGCTCCGGAAGCGTTCGACTTGTTCGGGTGACTTGGCGAAAGCCATCGGGCGTCTCCGGGTGTCGGGGTGAGGGTTAGGCGGAGGGAGGGGTTAGAAACGAGGCCAAGACCTCGATCCGCCGCGCACTGCCGATCTCGAATGCCCGCTGCGAACCTTTCAGCTGGATCGATCCGAAGTCGTTGTACGGCTCACGAACGATGATGCCGGCCACGACCAGCTCGTCGACAGCGTCCTGAACACTCCGCATCGTTTTGTGAGGCTTGTGCGAGGTCACGACATCGCGCGGACTCATGCCGAACCATCGGGCGCATAGGCTCCGTGCTTCTTCGCTTAGCTCTCCCACGGTCCCCTCCTCTGTTTCGGTTCTGGCGAAGCTGGCGGCTTTGTCGGTGAGGGGAGGCATCAGGCGGGCTCCGCCAAATCGTCTCTGGTGAGTTGCGTCCGCACACCCTGCGTGGACTTCGAGCCGCGCGTTGGGCTGAACTCGTCCAGGATCGTCTCAACGATGTGAGAGACATGCCTGGGCTCCTTGATGCCCAGATCGAGAAGCGTTCGGACGACGTAGAAGCCGTACTCGTTCACTAGCTTCCGCATGGCCGGGGATAGGTCGTCGATGGAGCCCATGCGCCTCTGACGGCGAGCGTCGATTAGGGCGGAGAACTCTGGGGCAGACAGATCAGATAGCTTCCGGTCGCCCATCACTCGCTCCTATTTCGGGAGAATTCAGAGACGGCCCAGCCAACCGCGTAGGCTACAAGCATCGCCAAAAAGACGACGTAGCTGCTGCTCGGCTGGCCAAGCGCCTTGAGAGCGATCTTGTCCGTCACGGAGAGAACCAACATCGCGAAAATGATCAGAGCTACGTTCATCGCGCGTCCCTCTCTGCGGTCGGGGACTGACGGGGAGAGGTCATGGATCACTCCGCTGCCATGAGGACGGGAACGGACATGGCCTCGACGGCTTCGATGCGTCGGCCGATCCAGCGCATCGCGTTGACGGCCATGGAATTGCCCAGAGCCTTGTAGCGAGGGCCGTCGGCCATCATCCCGCGCGTGGTCGGGACGAGCGTGTAGTCGCGAGGAAATCCTTGCAGGGCCTCACACTCGCCTGGGGTTAATCGCCGGACGGCCCAGCCTTGTTGGACGCCGGGAAACCGCGTGGTGTCGAGGGTGTTGGCAAGGTCGGGAGAGGCATCAACGTTACGTGGCGCCCAACCGCTGTTCAGAGCGGACACCGTGAAAGCGACTGCTGGCGCATGTGCGCCAGACGCAAGAGGATGGCACGGATCACCAGCCTGCGGATTGGAGCGGTTCGCAGCGCTCGTAATCTGGGTCGTGTCAAAGGCAATAGGTACGATGGGCGTACCTCGGCCTGTACCGTCCTCGCTGGCATCAAAGCCCTCGGCACGCAGACTGTGCGAAACGCCGAGTTCTATGAGAGCGTGAGGCTTGTCGCCCCCACCGGTTGAAGCACGAAGGGTATGCCCAACCTCGTCGCCTAGTTCGCAGGCGGCACCGCCGTCTCGGCCACGCATTGCAATGCTGAAAGCAGCGCTGGCGGTAATTCCCGCCCCCGCAATACGGCGCGGCGCAAGATCCCCGCGCAAGCTCGCGCGCTCAAAAAGTACCGCTGCGGCACGGCGCCAATCTCCAAGATATCCGACAACGAACACACGCCGGCGTCGTTGAGGGACAGCCCGTCCAAATCCGTCCACTCGGACGTACTGAGCGTCAAGCACTCGGTAGGCGACGCCATACCCGAGTTCGCCCATGCCCCCGAGAATGGCACCAAAGTCCCGTCCTCCGTTCGATGACAGGACGCCGGGGACGTTCTCCCAGACCAACCATCTGGGGCGCAGGCGCTGAGCCAGCCTAAGATACTGGAGGGCCAAGTTGCCACGGTCGTCTGCCAAGCCGCCTCGGAGCCCGGCGACCGAGAAGGACTGACAGGGGGTTCCGCCCACGAGAAGGTCGATTGTACCGTACTGGCCGTCTTGGATCGTCGTGAAGTCGCCATGGAGCGGCACACCCGGGTAATGGTGGGACAGGACCGCGCGCGGCGCGGCGTCGATCTCAGAGAAGAATTGCGGCTGCCAACCGAGCGGGTGCCACGCGACGGTGGCGGCCTCGATGCCGGAGCAGACGGAGCCGTAGCGAAGCGTCATGCCGCCACCTCGTTCGTGAATAGCGCCACGACCCACATCGGGACCAAGGCGACCAACGCCAGGCGCAGGATCATTCCCCGCGTCAGCTCCACCTGCTGCTCATCCCGTCCGGTCAGCAGCACCCCGCCCCGGTCGTCCCGGTCTGCGCAGACGGTCTTCTCGCCCTTGGAGGTGAGGAGGAGGCGGGTCATGCTGCCCTCACTGAAAGCAGGTTGTGGACGCCGTGAAAGTCCCTCGGCGCGATGCCGAACTCCGTCAGGAAGCGTTGCGGGACTTTGGTTTTCGGGCTGTCCGGTGGGCTGGAATGGCGGGAGAGATCCCACTGGCCGCCGGTCTTCTTCCACTGGCGGAGGGCGTCTCTCCAGCGGTCGTCTGAGAGCCGGGCGAGGTAATCCTCGGAGGATACGGCTACCGGCTGAGATTGGCCGCCGAGGTAGTCCTTCCATTTTCCAGAGAAGAGGAAGGCATCCGCTGATTTCACATACTGCGTGCCGATGTTGCCGAGGTCGGCCTGCTCGGCGGCATAGTTGCGCGCAGATCGCTCAAGGTCGGCTTCGGACGCGCCATTCTTGATCGCTGCGTCGTAGCGCTTCCGAGCTGTCTCGGTTGGGAATGAGCTTTTCTTTTTCGGGAATGCGGCTCTGAAATTGGCGAAGCCAGCGTCCGTCCCCTTGGGGACTATAGGGGTATTAATAGGTGTAGGTGTAGGTGCTTTCCGTTCGCTTTCGTTCTGCTTTCCGTTTTCATAACCTGATGCTTTGCCCAGATCGTTATTTTCCAATGACTTAGGTCGCCCACCTTGCTTGCCGGCGGCGCGTTTCTTCTCGACTTTTTCCGTGACGAATTCGTGCTCGCGAGTGAGCCTTTTCTGCGTCCAGAACCCATCGTCGAGAGACCAGAACGCCATTACGGCGGGCTTCAGGGATGACCAGCGCTTGGCCGTCAGACCAAGCATCCGAGTGATGCGAGCATCGTCATCGGGCAGGCGGCAGTCCGGCGAGCGCCAAGCGAACATGAGGAGGCGAAGGTAGGCGCCATGCTCCTCATTGGTCAGGTGAGCCGTGTCCGCGATGTAGGCGTCCGTGAACAGCGGCAGGCTTGGGAATGCGCTCATTGGGCCATCTCCGCGAGGACGTTGCAGGCGATGTCGCAAAAGCAGTCGATGCGAACCGTGGGGCCGGATCGCTGCTTCAGGATCTCGATTTCGAGGACGTTGCGACGGTGGCAGAGACGGTCTGTCTCCTCGTCCGTCCGCTCGACTTTCCGCTCCAGGTAGTAGGCCTCCCGGAAGAGGCCGATCACCACGTCAGCGTCCTGCTCGATGGAGCCGCTGTCGCGGAGGTCGGACAGGACTGGGCGCTTATCCTCCCGGCTCTCGACGCTTCGGTTGAGTTGCGAGAGGGCCACCACAGGCGAGCCAAGTTCCTTCGCCAGCCCCTTGAGGGCTGCGGAAATCTCGGTGATCTCTTGGACCCGGTTGCCGGCGTAGCGCTTGGATGGGCGGATGAGGCCGATGTGATCCACCACCAGGGCGGCGAAGGGCATTCCCATCCGCTCGGCCCGCATCTTCATCTGACGGGCGCGTGCGCTGATCTGAGAGATGGTCAGGCCAGGCTGCTGCTCAATCCAGAGCGGAATGTCGGCGCACTCATCGGCGGCGCGGCGCAGGCGCTCCATGGCTACCCGAGAGAGGCCACGCGCCTCCGCGATGGACCGATAGCTGATCTCGTCGAATTCGCGGGGATTGTAGGCTGCCGAGGCGAGGACGCGCTCGGCCAGCTCGTCAGCGCCCATCTCCAAGCTGACGAAACCAACGGCGCCTGCAATGCGGGCGCTGGACATACCGATGTGAATGGCAGTCGCCGTCTTTCCCATGCCGGGCCGGCCGGCGAGAATGATAAGCTGGTTCTCGCGCATACCGAGGGTGGCGCGGTCGAGGCTGGGAAGGCCGTAGGGGGCACCCGTGATGACCCGCCCTGCCCTAGCGTTGTCCACGCGGGTAATGACGCTCTGGACGCTTTGGCCGATGGAGGTACGGCGCAGCCCAGAGGACAGGGCTGACGTCGCCACCTCGTCCAGATCCTCAATCATCTGCGCGGCGTAATCGGCGGGGCTCGCGACCGCGCCGGCCATCATGGCGGCGGTGCCGGCCTGACAGGTCTCCAGCACCCGTCGCATCTGTGCAGCCTGGGCAATGAGGCGGGCATAGCCAGGCGCACCGCTCACGGTGGTGGCCTCTGCAACGAGGCGGCCGAGATACTGGCCCACCGTCGCGCCACCGAGATCGGCATTGCCGAGGACGGCCTTCATAAGCTTGAAGTCGATGGTCTCGCCGACATCGCGGCGCTGGCACATCGTCTCGAAGATGTGGCGGTTCACGTCCTCGGCGAAATCCTCCGCGCGCACGTACTCGCGCACACGGTCGAGGATATCCGGGTTGTGAAGCACAGCACCAATCAGGCCCTGCTCGGCCTCGATAGCGTTCGGGGGCGCCTCTGCGCCAGGATGCGCGTACCCACTCATCCGCGGCGACGCTGCGCCAGCGAGTGATCAACGGCCTCGTGTGCCGCGGTCTGCTCAGGGGTCTGGAACAGCGTCAGGAAGGTGCGCCAAGCCTTGCCAGCGGCGATCCCGTCAGAGAGGTTGCGGCTGTGCTCAGCGGCGTCACGGGCTCGCACATAGCTATCCCAAGCCGCAGCAGCGCGGTCCTCTTGGTGACGCGTGAAGTCGACCACGTTCATGCGGTTACTCCTTCGATAGCTTGGAGAGGGCGGCGTAGCGACTGATCACAAAGCGTCGCGGCAACGACGGCATAGCGTTCAGGAGAGCGAGGGCTTCGGCGCGGCGCGCAGGTTCTGCGACCCGGCCAAGAGCGATGGCAGCGGGGCGAGCCTCGGGAGCGGCCGCACACGCCTTTGTCAGACGCAGGGCGAGCTTGCCGCGCATGGCATTGGTGAGGTTGTCGGCGAATGGTCCCAAGCCGTGGAAGTCGCAGCCGGTCATGCGCGCCTCGCTTGCACGAGGAGGTCACGCCTACAGAGTTGCTGCCGGGCCAGAACGCGAGCGACGTTGGCTTCTGAGATGTTGAGGCGCGCACCGATCTCAGCGGTGTCGTTGCGCTCCCACCACAGATCAGCGATCTCGGCGCGCTGACGGTGCGTCAGATTTTCGAAGGGGGTGAGCGCGACCTGCTTCATGCCGACACCTCGGCAGATGCGATGGCGGTCTTGCGCGTCGGGACGGCCTTCGTCTCCATGACGCGTACGAAGGCGCCGTCCACGTTCGGCGACCATTCCATCTCGATCCGCTGGCAGGCGCTGTCGTCCGACACAGCACCGACGCTGACCAAAAGATCCGAAAGGGCCTTCTCGAGGTTCCCTAGGTCACGACGCCGGTTGTCCGGCTTCCCGATCTGGATGTTGAGCGCGTAGGGACCGTCAATCCGCTTCGCCCGGATCGCCAGCTTGGCGACTATGGACGCTTCCTTGATCCATGCTTTGTAGGCATCCGTCTTCCGACGGCCCTTGCCGGACACGCTGAAGAACAGGTTGTTCGTTGAAGGCGGAATGGCGACGGTAAAGCAGATCATGGTCGCACTGCCTCTAGAATGGCAGCGACCGGCTCATCGGCTTGATTGTCGTACTTGCTGCCTGCGTAGGTGCGCTCTGGCGGCGCAACCATCTGGTGGAAGACGATTTGTGCGATCGGCTGGCCGGCTTTGATGACGACCGGGCCAGACGCGTGGCAGACGATTTCCAGCGTCAAGAAACCGGTCCATCCCGGCTCTAGGCAGGTATTAAAGCAACTCACGCCTTGGCGAGCCATCGTGCTCTTGTCGAGGACGAAGGCCATCACATCTTCGGGGATCGCGAAGTGCTCCACCGTGGAGGCAAGGCTGAATTCGCCCTGGTGGAGGGTGAGATCCTGCTTGATGCGCACGTCGTACCCGCCATGGCTCAAGCCGAAGCTGAGACCGGTCTCGTGAACACTGCGCTCGACGAACGGCTCGACGATGTGACGGCGTTCGCCATCAACAAGAACGCCGCGCTCGCGGATCATGTAATCGGAGAGGATCATGCTGCCCCCCGATCTTCGTTGCGAAGGCGGGACTTCAGTCCCGCGATGCCCGCTTCGATCTCTTCCAACGCTCCAACATCGCGGCGAAGAGCGCCCAAACGGACTGCCAGAAGCTCGTTCTCAAGGGCTTGGATCTCCAGCCGGACTTGCTTCTCAACGGCTTCCTGAAGCACCACCAGCAATTCGGCGCTCACCGTCTTTGGCGACCTGAACAAGAGCCCCCAGATCGACCCATGGGGCTGCCGCAGCCGAGCGGCGACATGCTTGGCGACTTCCTTGATTGGCTGCCCCGTAACGCGCGCCTCGCTCTCAACGAGACGGCGCGCATAGGTGCTTGCGATGGTGACAGTCGTCATCACCCTGCCCTTTGGTTGCGTGATTTGTGAATGGTGGTTGCGCACAGCGTGACCAGCTCCGTGGGAGACATCGTCTCGGCCACGGAGGGTTGGTTATGCGGAACGGAGGAGATCTGAAGGTTGGCCGGCTGATCTTTGAGGAGATCGCAGCTGACGAGACGTACCTGGAACACCTGGAAGCAGTCAGACAGAGCGGACGACGCTACACACCCGGCAAGGTGTGCAACCGACCGTCCGTCAAAGAGCGTCCGAAGGCCGGCAAGCCGCGGAAGCCGAAACAACTCGAAATGGATCTGAGCGCACGGGGTCATGCTGAGACCCCGAGCCGCTTGGCAACGCGGATGCAGGACGCCGCAACGTGCTCACCATGGCGCTGAGCGATGAGACAGTACCGAGGGTGCCATTGATCGCTGACCCAACCCGGCACCTCAAATTCCCGAGGAGCATTTGGCGGCCGACCACCTACACGCGGCCTATAATCAGGGTGCCCCTGAAGAGTGATGCAAATGAGCGCTTTGTAGGTGCCCATCTGGGCAGCGATCTCTTGCAGCGAAAACCCGCACTGATAGAGCGCCACCATCTCATCCGCACGCTTCGTCCAATAGTTATTGCGCCGTTTCTTAGGGCGATAAAGAGTGTGCCCTCTGACGACCTGCGACGTGCGCTCTTCAATGCATCCACCAGCCATCGCTCAAGCTCCCAGAAGCCAAGCGACGAGCATCGCTGCAATCCACGGGGCGAGCACGTAGGGGATGGGACTGTCGATGAGGGGCAGCCGGCTCTCGAAAGGGCCGACCAGATCGAGCGAACCCATCTGATCGGCCAAGCCGAGGGAGGAGCAACGCCCGTCATGGGCCTCGGACGCGCGGATGCGCGGAACGGTGAGAACGCTCATCGGATCGTATTCCATTTGAGAGGAGCGGAGATCGGGGTGAGGTCAGGGCCGGGGCCGCGGATCACCACGAAGGCGACCCAGGCGGCACAGATGGCCGCCACGACGAGGCAGAGAGCGCCTTCGGTCGTCATGCCGCCGGCCCCTTCTTTACGGCGGGACGATCTTCTTCCTCTGGCTCAGAAAGCGTCCACCATGCCGCAGCGGCACCATTCTCGCGCACCCACTCCGCTTCTATCTGGAGAAGGGTCCGCTTATTCTCTTCGTCTTGGATAGCTTGGTTGTGACGATCAACTTCCTCGAACTGTGCATCTGTGGCGGCACGCGCTTCGTTGATTGTCTTAAGTGTAATATCGTGACGCCCTGCGTCGTTCAGAAGAAGGGAGGCTGCCGACCAATACTGAGCGCTGATCATATTGGGCGCTACGACCCAAGTTGGCAGACGCATTCTCCGTGCGAGAGCCTCGGGGCCTCCGATAACCGCAAGGATCTCTTGGTGAAGGCAACGTTCACGCCCCCAAGCATTATCAGGAAAATTTCGCCCAGAGTTGCGCTTGATGAGAGGGATAGGCAGGTCTTCGTAGCCGAAGTTTTCGGATGTCATCTCATCAGAGAACGTAAACCACTCTCCCGTCAGACGGCGGGCGGCAAATCTCTGATGAAGGGCGCTTTCCTCATCGCGACCTCCTTTGACAATCCTGATGATGCGCAGTGCGACAGACTGGTTGGTCTGCAATTGCCGAAGGCGCTTAACAACGTCATTGGCAATCCCGATCTTGACGGGGCCGGTGACGCCTTGCCGAATGAAGTACACCGCCATCAGAGAGCCTTTCCATGGTGGTCTGCGCTGTCAGCGGAGATGATTGCTGGCGAGAAGAGATCAGGGCGCAGCTCATGCCGGGGAACGCCGGTGGCTTGCTCGATCTTGGCGACCCACTCTGCGGGTGCGCCGCGCTTGCTCTTGTTTAGCCAGGTCCAGACGTTCGACTGCGTCGTGCCAATGGCATTCGCTAGGCGAAGTTGGCCCTTTTTGATTTCAGTAGCGCGAGCGAGGGCTTCATGGGCGGGACTCATACCGACCGTATATACCGGAAAAACGGTACATTCAACCGCTATTCCGGTTGGGACGGTCGGTTAGTGTGTCGGTAGCAGGCGTTATGGAACACCTCGGCAACCGATTGAAATCAGCCCGTGAACGTGTTGGCCTGTCTCAAGCAGAGCTAGCAGAGCGAGTGGGCATGTCGCAGCAAGGGGTGGCTGACATCGAAACGAAGGGCGGTAGGCCTCGAAAGCTCATCGAGATCGCGCGCGCCTGTGGTGTGTCGCCAGAGTGGTTGCTAGGCGAGACGCAGGACCGGGGCGGCGAAGTTCCATCGGAAGGCCTAAAGCCGCGACAGGTGCGGCAGGCTTCGCCTTCATCAGCTTCTCGAAAGACGCTGCCGGAGTACGATATCCGAGCTGGGGCCTCCTACGGCGGCGGAATGGATGACCAGGCTTGGCAGAACGGCGATGTCGCTGGGCATGAGCCGGTAGCAGCATGGGGCCTGCCTTCTGCCTACGTCGAGAAAGAGCTCGGCCTTACATATGGGTTTGCCGACATCCTTCCGGTGCGCGGTGATTCCATGGACGACGGAAGCGCCAAGGCTCTGACCTCGGGGGACCGCGTGGTGATAGACCGGAAAGACACCGATCCGCGCCAGGGCGGGATTTTTGCGGTCTGGGATGGAGATGGCGTAATCATCAAGCAGGTGGAGATCGTTCGCAACTCGAACCCGCCGCAGATCGTCTGCACTTCTCGGAATGCTTATTACAAACCGATCATTCTCAATATGGACGGCAACGTTCACATTATTGGCAGGGTCTCCGCGAAATTCTCTCGGATGTAACCGGAGCGTCCATCATTAGACGGCCAACGCCTCGCCCCGCGCGAGGCGTTTCTGTTTCTGTGGAAAAGAACGAGCGGTACGGGGGACCGGAAACCGCACGATCCGACCGGAAAATACCGAAACGGTAGAACACGACCGGAATACCGGTTGACACCGATACCGGAATTTCGGTAGGTTGTCTTCATCAGCTCCCCGAGCCGATGGAGATCGAAGTGTCCAGCGAAAAGCCCGTCCCGTCCTTCCCGGTCCCTGATTTCGACCGCCCAACCGTCATCTTCGGCGCCGAGCATTCTGCCTATCTGACGAAGGCTCAGATGGGCGATGAGTTCTACTCAGGCCAGCACCCCATGTGCCGGGTGGCTTCCAAGCTGTTCTTCAGCGGCGGGAAGCTGGAGGATTACGGTATCCGCCTGAAGGGTGAGATCGACAGCGCCAAGGCGCATGCGGCCATTCAGGGCTTGCTCGGCAGCTTCGCTCCGAAGCACGAGATCAAGATCGGCACCGTCGGCGTAGCACTCGCCAACTGGTGCGTGCCGGTTGCCTCTTCCGAGAAGGCAGCCTGAGCCATGGGCACCTTCTCCGGAAACCTCGCCCCCTTCGCGTTTCTGCTGATCCTGCTCGGCGGCCTCGCTGTCGGCTTCCTCCTCGACAGCCTCCGCCACCATCGCGCTCGCACTGCTGACCGGCAGGCCTCCTCGTTCGTGTGGAGGGCTTGAGATGGCTGAGCGCCTCAATCTCACCGACGCGGAAGTCGAATGGCTGCGTGCCAATGCGAGCAGCAATTCGGTCGCTGATGGGCTGATCCGTCAGTACCAAATGGTCGTCGCCTGCTCTCAAGACCCCGGCGCACGCGGCGTCTTCGCTGCCATGCTGGACGACTGGCGCCGCACTCGGCCCGCTCTCGCCAAAGCGGAGGCCTGAGCCATGCCGACCTTCGATCACCCCCACTTCTCCGACCGCGACATGGTAATTCAGGCCGCGCTTCGTGAGGACGCCCGCAACAACCGGGCTCCGCGGTATCGGCAGACGCCTGTCACCGGCATCGCCTCTCGCCGGGTCACGGTTCAGGAGAAGGTCGAGCAGAACGTTGCTCGCCAGATCATCGCCGGCCGGACGTGGTTCGAAGCCGTGATGCGCCGGAACGAGATGATCGCCGGCATGGCGCGCCTCAACCTCAACGGCATCGACACCAGCGCGATTGAAGTGGCGAACACCCTCGTCGCCCAGGCCGAGACGCAGCTGGCGACGGTAAACGGCATCCTCCTCGACGCTCACACCGACCTCGACATGGAGGACTTCGAAGACCTGCGCACTGCGATGCATGCCCGCTTCGACAGCCTCACCGCCCCATCCCTGGACGATCCGAACGCCGAGCATCGGCAGGTTCCGTTCGACGTCCTCTCCAACCTTCGGAGCGCCTAATGTCGTTCGCTCTCAAGCCCCGCACCGGCACCAAGTGCTACCACCTGTTCCACGGCAACACGAAGATCGGCACGCTCGCGGCCCCTATCGAAGGCTCTGAGGCCGGAAGCGCCTGGGCCATTCTGATCGGAGATGCGGTTGCCGATCATGGCGCCCTGCCCGCTCCGCTCCGGCACTTCTACACGGAGTTCGCCTCCCTGGACGCGGCGCTGGCGTTCCTCGGCCTGTCTGAGGCTCCCGAGCACCCCGTCTACGTGCCGTGGTCCTATCAGGACAGCTTCGTGTCGGCGGTGGCGGCATGAGCGCCCCCCTCGCCCACGATGTCCTCATCGGACAGGCCATTATCTCCGAGATCCAGGCTGCTGGCATCGACGAGGACGACTCTGACTTCGCCACGCTGGTCGAAGCCGAATGCGACGTGATGGAGCGCATGCGCCGGATCATCCGTGCGGCCCGCTACCACGAAGCGCAGAGCAAGGCGCTTGCCGAGCTTCAGGCTGAAATGCGGGAGCGCAAGGCGCGTATCGACGCCAAGGCTGAGAAGCTACGCGACGCTACCAAATGGGCGATGGGCGAGCTTGGCCTGTCGAAGCTCGCGGCACCCGATTTCAACGTCTCGCTATCGGCCGGCCGCGTTCCGCTCGTCATCACTGACGAGGCCGCCATTCCGGACGATCTCTGCCGCACGAAACGCGAGGCCGACAAGACCGCGATCCGCGAGGCACTGGATGCCGGTCGCGACGTGCCTGGCGCCGCTTTCGGCAATCCCTCTCCGACCCTGACCGTGAGGGCGAAATGAGCTTCACCGACACTCAGATCGGCTATCTCTCTGCCGGCCTCGACCGCAGCAAGGTCCGCTCCCGCGAGCAGGCTGGCCGCAAGCTCAGCTACGTGGAGGGCTGGTGGGCTATTGCCGAGGCCAACCGCATCTTCGGTTTCAGCGAGTGGTCTTCCGAGACCGTCGATATCCGCTGCGTCGCCGAGGCCCCGCGCAAGATCGGCAAGACCAATCCGCGCGACGGCCACGCCGTCTCCTACATCGCCCGCGTCCGTGTCGTCGTTCAGGCAGATGGATCGCCGGTTGTGCGTGAGGGTGTCGGCTCCGGTCACGGCATCGACGTGGATCTCGGCCTCGCCCATGAGAGCGCGATTAAGGAAGCCGAGACGGACGCCCGCAAGCGCGCCCTGATGACCTTCGGAAACCCGTTCGGCCTCGCCCTTTACGACAAGGAACAGACGAACGTCGTGGATGCCCCGTCAGAGGAAGACAGGGCTACCGCCGAGTACGTCGCCAGCGTCAAGCGCCAGATCGCCGCTCACTCGGATGCTGCCACGCTGATCCCCTGGTGGAACTCTGCCGAGGAAAAGCAGGCTCGGCGCGACTTCGGCCTTTCGCGCGAAGACGTGGACGCCCTCAAGGTGATCCTCATGAAGCGCATTGAGGCCCTGTCTCCGCAGAAGGAGGCCGCGCAATGAGCGCCGTCCTCGCCTCCTACGTGAAGATGAGCACGCTCGTGGACGGCACTATGCGTGTTGTCCTCGATATCGAGCCTACCGCGGCCCCCGAGGCATTCGCCATGTTGGGCGCGCCGGGCTCACCGATTGCTCTCGCTCGGATCACCGCCGCCGCTGCGATGGCGCAAGACCGGAAAGCGCAGGCGACGGCGGATAAGAAGCCTTTGAGCCTCGCGAGCAAGGTCGCCCTGCGGTGCCAAGAGCGCGATTTCCACACCTACTTGCTGGAGACGCAGCGCGGCTTCGTCCTCGACGCTCACACGGAGTTGGATGGCGAGGCGAGCCAAACCGACCTCAACGCCGAGGCTCTGCGCCGCGTCCTCGGCATCCAGTCCCGTCGTGAAATCGTGGATGGATCAGAGGCGGGCCGGCAATGGCTGAACCTCGAAGCCGACTACCACCACTGGCAGCGTCGGAGGGCTGCATGACGAAGCTCAGCTTCAAACGGCGCGCGCTCCTCACGACGATTGCGTCGATGCCGCATTCTTCAACTTTTGAGGCCTTCCGGTTCGCGTTTTCCGACTACGCCGGCGGCCCAAAGTGGATGGCGAAGAAGCTCGACAGTCTGGCGAGGATGGAGAGGGCCGGGCTTATCGTCCGGGTGGGCACCTCCGATAAGGGGCAAGCGACTTGGTGCATTTCACGCAAGGGAATGAACGCCCTTGAGGTGACGCCATGAAGGCCGAGAAGCGCCGCGCCGTCCCCATGAAGCTCCAGCGGGACCTCGCTCTGAAGCTCTGCGCCGATCTTATGCGCCAGGCCGGAATGGTCCCGGTCGAGGTCACCCCGAAGTTCGAGCTCGACCACGTTCCGGCGCTGGCACTGCGCGACTTCGACCCAACGACCGGCGAACACCGCCCGCATCAGCACGACCCCGCACACCTCGTCTGGATGACGAAGGAAGCTCACGCCGCCAAGACCTTTGGCAACGGGGCGACCACGCGCGGCGCCGACGCTGGCGAAATCGCCCACCATCGACGGCTCTCCGCGAAGGAGATGGAGTTCCGCGCCCGGATGCTGGCGAAGGAGCACGGCACCGAGCCGCCCGAGCCGAAACGCAAGCACAAGATCCCACGACCTCCGAAGCGGCAAGCGAAGCCGCAACGCACGGCAACCCGCCCCCTCGCCAAGCCCCTACTCGGAGCCGCCCCATGACCACCCCCTCCCTCACCAACCCGAACCCGAAGCGCGATGGGGCTGCGGCCGGTTACTTCGACAGCCTGATGCAGATCGTTGCCTGGGTACGCGAAGCCCAGCAAATCCCTCAGCCTGAGAATTCCATCAGCATTGACGATGTCGACGCGGATGAGATCGAAGCCGCGGCCTATTTCATAGATCGGATTTACTCCCCCGGAGACCCGGTGCGGGCGGCGTTGGAGGAGGCCGTTGCCTTCCTCGAAATGGACGACGAGGCCAGCACCCCTGGCACGGACCTCTACACGTGGCTCACTGTCGTCGGCCGACCCCTTAGCCGCGCCGCCCTCTCCGTCTCGACACCGACAGGTGAGGGGGAGGAGCTGGAGATCATCCAGCACGTGAAGTCGAAGGGCCTCTACGAGGTAGTGACCCGCGACGCACAGGTTCAGACAGACACGCCGCTTTCCGACTATGCCTTCGTCTGCGTCTACCGCAACGCCATTACCGGAGTGACGTGGGTTCGCCCCGTCTCGGAGATGGATGACGGACGCTTCGTCACCGTGCGCGCCGTCGCCCCGACATCAGCTTCCAAAAGCTCAGGGGAGGAGGCGTGATGGCGAAGCACTCTCCGACGCCATGGCGGATCGCCCTCTCTCCACGGCGCAAGACCCTTTGCATCCTCTCCGATGAGGCGTGGATCTGCGGCGAGCTTTTGAATGGTAACGGCGAATTCTACCATGAGGGTCGCGCCAACGCTGAGCGTATTGTTCATGCGGTCAACGTTTTTGAAGATTTGGTCAGCGCGCTGAAGGAAGCGCGAGGTGCGCTCGCTCTGACGACAACGCCGGAAGCAATCCAATCTTCGTCGGTTCAGCACGCATGGGCGCAGGCCGTTGCTGCGGAGGCTCGTGCTCGCGCCGCTCTCGCCAAAGCGGAGGCCGCATCATGACCACCCCAACACCACCGTGCCTGGGAGAGCGGGAGGCCGTGGCGCGGACGGACGAGGCCTGTTCATGCTGCGGGCTTACGATTGAGGAATGCTCTGAACGCTACATGCTCGGCATCGAAGCAAAAGAGGCATTGCAGGCCGATGCGGATCTATGGCCGGCCTTAAAGGCCAATTTCCATCTGATGCACGCGAAAGCCTTCGAGCAGGGCTACCTCGCGGGCCGAGCTAGATTCGACCCCATCCGCACCGAGAACGAAACCCTGCGGGCCGAGATTGCAAAGGTAGGCCCGGCCACAAACGACACCCGCCCTGCTCGCTTCAGCGCTAATGGCCTGCCTCTAACCTGGGAGCCGGATAGTCCGATCTATGAATCGCCCCAGCAGGTTTACGACCGAGGAATTGCCGCCGCGCTTGCCAAGTTCCCGCTAGGCCCACCTCTACTGAAGACGGTGGCGGACAAGAACGCCCAGATTGAAACCCTGCGGGCCGAACGGGATGCGGCGATAGCCAGGGCCGAGGAGCAAGCCAACCGCATTGCGCAGATGGAGCGCTGGCTTGGCCTAACCGGCGACCCAGCCCTGCGACCAACCATCGAGGCATCGCACGAGTTGGCCGCCCAGTTCGACGACCGGTTTCGCGCTCGCGTCCGCGAGAATTTTGCCCTCACCACACCGGAGCATCCCCATGGCGTTTAAGGTCTTCATCTCTGGATACGGCATATATGAAGCCGAAGGCACGCGCGAAGAGGTCGAGGCGGACGCGGAAGACAAGCGCCGGTGGGAACGTGCTCGCCGATCCCTTGTCTGGGACGCGAGCCTCAGTACGCCTCTCGATAAGATCACCGCCGAGATTGCCGAGCTTTGGTCCGCCGGCAAGGGCGTGCCGACCGAGATGCTTCAAGAGCGCAACCGCCTCATGGCTCTTGTGACGGAGCATCCCCATGGCGATTGAAGCTGAGGCGCTGCAGGCGATCCTCAAACAACACATCAAGGTCGACGCTACCGGGCTCTCTCCGGCCGTCGCCAGCGCCTTCGTGACCGGCTTTGATGAAGCTGTGGAGGCCATCCGCTCCGCGCTAGCAGAAGACACGGCGCGCGCGGCGGAGGGGTGGGAACCGATTGAGACGGCGCCCCGGAACAAGGCGATCCAAGTCTACGTCCCCCATCTCGACTACTACGGCAACGAAGGCGTCTACGCCGGGATGCTCGTCGACATGGGGACTGGGCTTCGTTGGATGACCTTCGCGTGGGCCATGGGCCGCGACATGAACGAGGAGGTTCTTCCGACTCATTGGCGCCCCCTTCCGGCCCCTCCCGCCCTTCCGCTCACCAAGGAGGCCGCCGATGCCAACCGCTGAGACCTTGCGCGCGCTCCTTGCTCTGGTGGAGGAGGCGAAGGCTGGAAGCCGGGAGTTGGACGAGGCGATCCACGGCGCGCTGCTGCCGGACGATCCGTGGTGGCAGGCCATCGTGGAGGGGCGCCGCCTCGTCGCCGCCGGCCAGGAAGACACGAAGATCGATGCCTGCAACTGCAACCTTCGGGCCGACAGTTGGGCGACCGGCTCTCGTGTTCATGCCTACACCACCTCCATAGACGCCGCGCTCGCGCTGGTCGCCAAGGTGCTGCCGGACACAGTGAGGCCAGCCCTCGTTCAGCTTCCATGGGGGCACTGGAGATGCTCTCTCCGTTGCGTCGAACTGGGCGAATGGCCTGCGTCTTACTACGATGCCGTCACTCTCCCCCTCGCAATCCTGGCTGCCCTTCTCCGCGCCCTCCTCCAGCAATCGGAGACCGCCCATGTCGAGCGCTGAGACCGCCCACCCCATCGAGTGGCGGGATGACGGAGCTGGTGGGGAGACGGCTGTCCAGAATGGGGAGGCTATCGGCTCCGTCAGGACGAGCGCAATCTTAGAAGAGAAATGGGTCGCCGACATGTTCCGGCGTGACGCTCAGCTTGCCTACTTCCCCACCGCCTCTGCCGCCCGCTCCTTCGTCGAGAAATCCGTCAAGGAGGCCGGCCATGGGGAGTGACGTGCTCACGATCTCGCAAATCGCGATCCTGAGAGAGCTCGCTCGTCTCGGCGACAGCGGCGGGCTGACCGGCAACCTTGCACCTCGGCTGTTCGGCCCGGTTGCAACGTCGGAACGTGTGCGCCGGCCGTGCCAGGCCATGGCTGCCCTGGGCTTCGTAAGGCGCCATCCAACCAACGACCAGCGCTGGTTCATCATTGAGTTTGGCCGCTCTGCCCTTTCGACCACGACGAAGGGAGTGGGCCATGAGTGAGGTGAAGCTGACGGAAGCGCAGCGAAAAGCTCTGGAATGGGTCGGCGAGAAGGCCCGCCGGCCGTGGGCTAAGAGGCGCAAGAACTATCCGAAAATGATCTCACTTGAGATCCTCGTCCGAGATGGTCTGGTCGAGCGGACGCGGGATTTCCCATACGACCAGTTCTCTCTGTCGGACCTCGGCCGCTCCGCTCTCGCTCTCGACAATGAGGAGGCAAGACGTGGCAAAGGCTAGGAGCTCCACCGGAACGCGCGACTACCCGCTGCCGCCAGGCGTGGCCCCGATCGGCGTGTCCCGAACCGAGGCGGCTTGGCTCGTGGGCGTCTCCCCCAACACCTACGACGTCATGGTGAAGGACGGGCGCATGCCGAAGCCTAAGCGGATCGGCTCGCGGACGATCTGGGATCGATACGAGGTTGAGCGCGCCTTTCGCGAGCTGCCCGGCGACGATGCCGTCTCAGCATCCGACAAAGACCCGTGGGGCAACCTTGTCCTCTGA